TAAAATCATATAAATAAATTAAATATAATATTGCTGGTTTATTAATGTATTTTTCTCTTAATTTTTCTTGTCCACATAAAGGGCAACCATAGCCAGACAAATGGTCGTGAGCAACTTGTTTAAAAACACCATGTTTTTTACAAATTATATCTACTTTATTATATGTTCCTTGATAAACAGTTAAACTATAATCATATTTTTCTCCATGAACTTCTTTGGCTCTTCTTATAAATTCTTCTGTTGTTATATATTTCCCTGCACAAAAAGGGCAACCTTGCCCTTGTAAATGTTTATCAATTCTTTGTTCGAAAATACCATGCTTTGGACAAATAATTTTTATATATTGTTTATTGTTCTTATAAAAATCAACTAAGGAATAATCATATTTATTTTTATGTTTTAAAGATGCTTTTTTCTTAAACTCCTCTAATGTATAAGCTTGTTTTTTACTTCTATTTTCAAAAGAACATTTCTTACACCCTCTTCCTGATAAATGTAAAGTAGGTAATTGTTTGATTTCTCCATGTTTGGGACATATTATAATTATAGGTGTTTTACTGTTAATATACTTAACTTTGCTATAATCATATTTCTCTCCATGAACTTCTTTGGCTTTTTTTATAAATTCTTCAGTAGTTAAAAATTTACCCATATTTATCCTTAATCCTTTAAATTTTTAATTTTGAAAATTATAAACAAAAAAGAAAAAGTTGTCAAGAATTTTTTATAAATTATTTAAAAAATTTAAGTATTCAACACCTTTTTCTATATCAAGAAATAATTTTATTTTGTCAAAAGAAGTATCAGAAGGATTAATTACTGCGAGAACTGCAGGAGTTATATTAGTATCGTGTGTCATAAATTTTTTACCATACTCGTCAAATCTCTTATAACTACCAACTACAAAACAGTGACTTATTTTGTTGTCTGGCTGAACATACATTTGATAACCAAATTGATGGGTATGCCCCATACAAATAATATCATCAGGTTTATTAAAAATTGCCTGTTTTACTAGAGGAAACGCAGGATTATATTGACTTCTTCCTGTAAAACTATGACGCATTCTGATTGTAACATTTGTTTTATTAGGAAATTGTAAATTTAATCTAACATCTTCAGAGATTACACATTCTTCTCCTAAAACTTCTCTAAAATAAACTTCAAATAAATTCCACACGTCGTGGTTTCCTAAAACACAAGCTAAAATATGTAAATCATCAAAATAATATTTTAATAATGCAAACGCTTCTTCTTGTGTTATAGAATGTTTTGCAAATAATTTTGAAAGATAACCAACCCAATTATCCAAATAATCACCAAGACCAATTATAAAAACATTTTCATTTTTTCTTGCTAATTCTAAATGTTTTTCAAATAACTCTAAATCAGTTGATTGATTATCTAAATGAGGGTCTCCCATAAATAAAATTGCAATTGCTTTGTCTTCTTTAAATTTTATAGGAACATTTGAAAAATACAAGTCTTTTTGTTTTTCATATTCAAAAATTTCCTTTTTAACTTTTATAATATCCTCAATCTCTCTATTTAATTGCGGAGGTTTTACTTGTTCATATTTTGCCTTTTTTCTCCACGTATAATAAGTTCTTTCAGCTATACCTATTTCTGCAAGAATTTCATCTCTTTCTTTACCTTGTTCTAATAACTCACAAAATTTACTAAATTTTTCATAATCAAACTTTGCCATTTTTAATTCCTTTCATTAATTAAATTTTAATGGTAATTTAAATTGATATCCTTTTGGTAACAAACTATCATCTCTTATAAATTTCACATTTTTACCTCCTATACCATAAAGTTTATATTTTTCAACTTCTGTTTCAAAGTAATGATTTTTTATAAAATCAAATTGCTCTACAAATTCATTATCAATATTACTTATAGCAACTTCATAAAAATTTTTATAACACATAGGACATAATTGTTTTTTAAATTTAGAAAAATAATTACCACAACAAACACATTTTCTAAACATACCAATTTGTAAATCAGCTATTTGTCTGTGTATCTCTTGATTATTAAAATAATAAATATTTTCTTGAATATATAAATGTTTCAAACCAAATGTTACAATTTCATCAGTTATTTTATATTTGATTTTTTGCCCGTTTTCTAATATAAAACCGATAGGCAATAAATTTTCATCAAACCAATAATCTAAAACTTTAATAAAACTTTTTCTTGTTTTTAATTTTAGGGTTTTAATACCAAAATTATCAATAATTAAATGTTTTTTTATTAAATTTTTACCCAAATATTTTAAATCATAAAAAGTATTAATTTCCTTTACAGTAGGATATTTTACATTTACACTATTAGTTTTTTTAAAACGAAAAGTTTTTATTTTTTTGCCGTTTTCAGTTGCAAATAAAGGCACTAAAACATCTTTTTCGTAAATAAAATAAAAAACTATATCATTTTTAAATTTTAAAGTTTCTTTTAGAAAATTTGTTATTTTTTTATTTTTTAAATTTGAATCAATTAAGTTTCCTTTTTTTACAAAATTATAAATTTTATATTCGTTTACTCCTTTAGGTAAAGTATAAAAATTAAAAGGATAATTTAATTTATCACCGACGCCTCTAATCAATTTAATTTTATAATCTTTTAAATCCAAATTTTCAATTTTTAATAAGGCATATAATTCCTCTTTTGTATATAATTTTTTCAAAACACTCAAAACAAAATCTTCTCCTACATTTAGAAATTTACCACTCAAGAACAATTTAATTATCCAAACTATTTTTTTATTAATACTTTTAGTATATTCTTTTAAAGTTGTTAAATCACCCTGTTCTATATATGAAAGAATCATACTTAATGCCAAAATCAAATCACCGCCTTCTGTTAATTCCCCTTCTCTTATAAAACTCAAAAAATTTTTATTTTTTGGTGTCAGAGAGTAATATGCCGAAATTAATAATTCAAATTCTTTTCTAAATTTATTATAAGCAATTAAAAAAGCATTTTGTCTATTATAATAACCTTTTTCAAAATAAAAGTCATTTACTAAATTAAAAAGAATTGTAATATTTTTTGACTTCATCTTTATCAATCCTTTCTATTTTACCATACTGAATTGAATTCCTAATAAATATAATACTTTTTACAATAATAAATTTAAGATTACTCAAAGGTATATCATTTATATTTGCAGTTTTTATTAAACCATAACCTTTTATAAAATAATCGTGTAGAATTTTAAGCTCAAAATTTGTAAAATAATCATTTAATAATTCTCTAATATCTTCTTGTAACATATATTTTTCAATATCTTCTGCATAATTTTCATTTATATGAAAATCCTCATAATCTTCTGGGGTAGCAGTTAACCACCCTTCTTTATCTTTTAAACTCTTTTTAATAGCACCATATTTATTAAGACTATTTTTTGCCACCCAATCAAGCATTCGCCCGTAAACTTTTTTATAGGCAAAACCCATAAAATAATCATTTTTATCACTATCATAATTTTCTTTTGCTAAAAGATAACCTAAAACTCCCTCTTGAATCAAATCTTCTAAATCAATCCCTGCAAAGCTTTTTTCATATACTTTATACGCCAAACCCTCAATATGTTTATAATCCTTGTCCGGTATATTATATTTATTCGGCATTTGTAAGCTCCTTAATTTCCAAACTTGAAATACCATTTTCCTTTATAATAGTAAACAAATAATCTGCAAAAGTTTCTTCAATTTCGTTATGATGTGTAATAATAAATATAGCTTTATCTTGTTTTAAATAATTTAAAACATTTTTCATAAATTCAATACCCTCATCGTCCAAAACGCCAAGCAACTCATCAATAACAAGAAAATTAATATTAATACCTATTAACTCTTCTAACGTTTTAATAGTAGCTAATAATAAAAGTAAACTAACTCTTGTTTTTTCCCCGGAACTTAACTGATAAAAGGTCTTTTTAACCCCTTTATCTATAAACTTATAATCCAAACTGCCTTTATTTATTTTAATTTCAAAATCAAAATCAAATGCACTTTTATCTTTAAAAAACTCTACATTAAGTTTTAAAAGGCGCACATAATCTTTTAAAAACTCATTCATAATTACACCTTTTTTAAATAAAACCAATACCTCTTTATATGCGTCAATTTTTTTACTTAAATAAAGTCGTTTTTCTTTTAATTCTTCTAATTTCTCTTTTAGTTTATCAATATTGTCTTCAAGTTGTTTTTTAAGCTCTTTTTGCTTTATATACTCATCTTTTTTCACTTTTAATTTTTCAATCTGTAATAAAATATCTTTTTTCTTTTGTTCAAATTTGTTTTTCATTTCCTCGTATTTTTCTTTTAATGTTTCTACTTTATTTTTCTCTTTTTTATAATGTTCTTTAAACTCCTTAAATTCTTTATCCGCTTTTTTAAATTGTTCTTCATAAATTTTATACTTATCAGTAACAGAATTACCACAAATAGGACAAACCCCTTCTTTTAACTCTTCTTTCAATTTATATAAATTTTCCGCCTTAATTTTTAATTCAACTGCCCTTTCTTTTAATTCATCTACTTTTTCTTTTTGAATTAAATACTCTTGTTCTCTTTGCTGAATTATTAAAACCATTTCACTTGTTTCTAATTTATATAATTGTTCCTGTAATTTGTTTATCTCTTCCTCATAATTTATTTCTTCAATTTCTTCAAGTTTATCAAATAAAGATAAATTATCTTGAATAGAATTGTATTGAACTAACAATAAATCATATTCCTTTTTCAATTCTCTTATTTGTTTTTGCACCGCCTCTTGATAGGCTAAAACTCTTTCAACATTAAAAAATCTATAAACAATATTGTTTTTACCTGTAATTTCAATAATACTATCAAGAGAAGTTTGATTAAGATAAGTAAGAGAAGTAATTACATCAAAATCATAATTAATAATTTCAGTTTTAATTAAATTTAATTGGTTTGTAATACCTTTGGGGCTTATAAATTCTCCGTTTTTGTAAATGTCAATTGACATTTTATTTCTATCATTAATTATTGTAAACTCATTTTTACATTTTTTAAAATCAAGAGAAATAACATAAGGTTTTTTTGTATAAACATTATTAACAGATTGAATGTTCCCTTTTTGGTCTTTAAGATTTTTATTAAAAAGACATTGATAAATTGCATTAAAAATACTTGTTTTACCCGCCCCGTTGCTTACTAATGTATCACTTTTTATATCTTTATTAACACCTTTAACAAGATAAACCCCGTTTTTAAATTCAAACTCAACTTGCCCCAATGAATAAAAATTTTCTATCTTAATTTTCTTAAATTCATACATTGTGAAACTCCTTAAATAAAGAAACAAGCTTTTTGTGTTCAGTTTTTACTTCTTCATAATTTTTTGAAGCAATAGTTATTGTATTGCCTCCTCTTAAATAAACATCAAAATAAAAAGATTGTTCTAATAAAACTACTCCTAAATGCCTTTTCTCATTTATCTTAAAAATATCTGAAAAACCTTGTATATCTTCTTTATTTATATAATAATCCCCAATTTTAACCATTATAAATCCTTTTCAATTAATTCAAGCTCATTAATAATTTCTTTTTTAAGTTCTTCATCTTCCACTATTAAATGTTTTTTTACAATATCAGTTATAACTATTTGTTTATCATTATTTTTAATTTCTGAAATAACTTCTTTTTTTTCATTTTCAATCTCATTAATATTTATAAAGGAATATCTTACAATTTTATCTCTATTATTTTCAATAAACTCAATTAGTTTGTCTGTTTTAATAGCTGAAACAACTTTAAAAACATCTTTTTTATTCTGTTCTAAAATTAACTTTAATTTATCAATATCTTTTTCTCCTCTTATTGTAAATTTTACTAAATTAGGTAAATTTAATTGTTTCCATTTTACTTCGTAGTTTTTGTTCTCTACATTTAAAACTATATACCCAAAATCTTCTCTATCATCAAAAACAATTGAATAAGGACTTGAAGTATATTCTATATTAACAGCAGGTTTGTAATGTTGATGAATATCAGAAAGAATAGTGTAGTCAAAAGTCTTACTTACATAAACATTATCTATTTCATCAGTCATATAAGCATTAACAGCACTTCTGTAATGAGAAAATAAAATATTAATATCAGTAAAAAACTCATTTTTAAGTTTATAAATTTCAAAAATTTTGTGATGAGAAACAAACCAAAGAGTTATATCATTTGTAATCCTCAAAAAACCTTTACCAACATATTCAAAATCTGTTTGAGGTAAATAATCATATAAACATTCATTTTTTGCCAAATCTTCGTGATTACCGCTAATTAAAACTATTTTATTTTTTACAAATTTCCTAATTCTACCAAGCCACTCATAGAATTTTTTTAATTCATACCAGCTTGGGTTTGCTTTATCTAAAATATCTCCATTTAAAATTAAAATATCAGGATTTTCTTTTTTTATAACTTGAACTAAATTGAAAAACCTACGTTCATAAAAATCATTAGGCTCTTTAATTTTTAAATGAATATCACCAAAAACAACTATTTTCATTATAATTTCCTTTTTAATAAATTATAACAAAAATAGTTGAAAAAAGAAAGGAAAAAGAAGAAATTAATAGGAAGTTTCCAAATCGTCATCATCCTCTTGCTCTGCAACTTCTTTTTCCGTTTCACTTGCTTTTGTTGGAGCTTTTGTTTTTACACCTGTTGATTCAACCCACTCATCCCATTTTTTAATAAGAGGAATTGTATCTTTAATTTTTGCTTGAAGCTCTTTTGCTTTTAAAGGCTCAATTTTTTCAATATCATAAACCCAAATTGCTCTACCGTTTGTTACCTCTTTTCTTGTTTTTACATAAACATAGTATTTTAGAGGTAAATGGTCATCTCCTATCAACTCTTTTACTTGCTCCCAAAATTTCATATAATTTACACCACGCAAATAAATCAAATAAGGATTTTCTTTTCCGTCTTCCTCAATTGTTACAAGTAAGATTTGATTGAATGTTAATTTAACGCCCTTATCTTTTAAAGCACCTACTTTTTCGCCTGTTTTAGTTTCAACTACTTCTTTGCCTTCCATAATATTTGTAAATACAGGAGTTATATGGCTATAACCATTTTTGGTAATATCATAAGCACTGTATTGGTAACCAACTGCAATAATTCTCATTTTAACAGGTTGTTTAAACACTTTTCCTTGTTTTTTAACTTCAAGGGTTTTTCTATCAATTTCCCAACCCGTAATAATTTCACCTTTTTTTACACCTTCATTGATAAGCACATCGTCTTTGTCATAGTTGATTTTTACAACATCAAATGGTAATCCACCACTTGTTTGCTCACCGCCTGTATTTTTTGCAATTAATCTTGCTTCTTCAGGGCTAACACCCATTGCTACTAATTCTTCGTAAGTCATACTAATCTCCTTCTAATAAATTTACTAATTTTGTGGCTAATGATTTTGACTAATGTCTTAATCAATAACCACTAAAATTATATAAAAAATTTTTTAAATTGTCAAGTATTTTTATTAAATTTTTCTTTTATTAAAATAATGAGTCATATCTTCTACAATTTCACCGTTTTCTAACCTATAAAATCTTTGATTAGTAGTTTCTGAAGCTAATGCTCCTAATTTTTCTATATAACGCCCTACTTTAATATAGTCAAGTTTTTTTAAAAAATCTTTGGTAAATTTTGGAAAACCCAAATCCCTACCTGTGTACAAGGCTATTTTCAAATGTGAATAATTTTCTCTAATGTAATCTATTATACGGTTTAAATCTTCAAAATCCCATTCACCACCATATAGTAATACACAACTTATGTGTTTGTGTCTTTTTAAAAGTTTATCTATAACTTCATTAGTCAAAGCACCTTTACCACCTTTTGGATTCCAAGTTTCTTTTGAATGACACCCTTTACAATGTAAATCACAACCAAAAAGAGAGATAGAAAGAGAAATTTCGTTGGGAACTTCTTGAAACTGTATTTGCTCGTAATCATAATGTAACATTTTAATTCCTTATTTTACTTTCTCATAATATCTCAAAGTTTCTTCCTGTTGTCTTGCTTTACTAAATGAACTAACTCTTTTTAGATAACCTATAACCCTTGTAGCCCAATCAACGTTTTTACTGCCACATACAGGACATTTATGGTAAGTTCTTTTGTCAATATGACCACAATCATTACAAATTGTAATTTTTACATTATAAGTCCAATAATTACAACCTACTTTTCCAGCTACATTCATTAACTTTTTATATGATTCTTTTGTAGGATAATCAGCAAGATTCAAATGAACTGCTTGTCCTCCATCCAAATAACGACTTGTTTCTTTACCGTGTAACTCTAATCTATCAAGAGCTGATAATGAATCATCTTCTGGTGCATAAATATAACTTGAATATAAATTTCTCCAATTTGGTACCCAATAACCGTCTTCTTTATCCCACTTATAATTCTTAACTGCAAGATTTTCTGCTGGAACAAACTCGGTATTAAACTTCACACCATAAATTTTTCTTGCTTTTTTATTTTCATTTGAAAAAGTTTTTAACACATCAGAAACCCATTTCATATACTTTTCGTTAGGGCTTATTTCAAACCCCATAAACTCACTTGCCTCAACCAAACCATTTATGCCCAAAGTACTAAATTGTTTATCAAGAGTAATAAATCCAGCGTCATAGACAGGTAACATTTTATTTTCATAATACCATTCTACAACTTTTCTATAACTATATTGATATTTATGAACTTTTTGTATATTTTCTTTTAAATAATCCAAAATTAATTCATAATTTTCCTTTGGATTTTTTATATTATACTTCTTAATTGCGTCTTGAATTAATCTGTTTAGATTTAAAGTCATAACTCCAACACTTCCTGTTTGGACACCTCCCGCACCTAATGTATAAGAAAATTCATTTTTCTGCTCTTCATCAATTTCATTTTTAAGCCTACAACAAGAACTTAAAGCTGAAACATCTTTATCCATAAATAAAAAGAAACTATTACCTTTTGACATTTCTTCTGCAATAAAATCTTCATAATCTTTATCTTTTAATTCTCCGTTTTCGTCAATTAACAAAGCAACAGTTACAACAGGGAAAGTTAAAATTGCTTTTTTTCTTTCTTCATTAAACCATTGCATAAAGAATTTTTGTAGTTTGTCTACAGTTTCCCATTTTGGTTTTGACATATCTGGGAAAACAAAATTACCAAACATTCCCTCAAAATAATGCTTATCATAAATACTAATATTCCAAAAAACACTTTGGTAATTTCTTGCAGAAGCTGGTTGGTTTATAGAATAAACCACTTGTTGAAAAGACTGTTCAATTGTTTTTTTATGTGTCTCTAAATAATTATCTCCATAATCTTTTCTGGCAAAATAATCCATATACATCAACCACTCAACCGTAGCTACCGCACCTGCAAATTGAGAAGAAACTGCAAAAACAAAATTTATAAAACTCCCATTAAAACTTAAAAGATGTTTAGGGGCTTTTGACTCTCCTCCTAATTTTGTAGTTCCATCTGTTAAAAGAGGATACATCGAAACTGATACGCAATAAGGTTTAAGAGATGTTTCATCGTGTTTATATATTTCGTGATTTTCTAATTGTCTAATATACTCTTGTGCCAACTCCTCACCAAAAATCTCTTTTATTTTTTCAACCAAAATTCTTCTGTTTAGTTGAATATTGAAATCTTTCCAAATTTCAGCTTCAAGAGTTGCTATATTCTTACTGTCAACATTAGCATTAGCATCAAATTTGCTTCCTTCTGCTGGATTTTCTGCCTCAATATATTTATGAATAAATTTAACTTTTTCTTGTAGCTGTTTTTCATTTAATCTTGTCATTAAAACTCCTTTTATTTTAATTTATAAAACACCTGTTCTTCTTTGGTAGGATAGTATAGCCTATCAAAAAGCTCTAAACTATCCTCAACTATTTTATCTGCACTCTTTGTAGGTTTAACTGCAATTTGTTCTTTCACCTCTTTTTGTTCATCCTCTTCTAAATCCTTAAACTCCAAAGGCTTAAACAACATCATATTATACCTAAACATTTCATCTAAATCAACAAACTTGTCGGGTATTTTATATCGGTTTTTCTCAACTAAATCAGCCAACCTATTCTTAATACAAGCTAATTCTCCCTTGCATTCGTTATAAATTTTCATATAAGATTTATGACCCAAACCTTTCAACCCTTTTATATTCTCCTTCCCAACACCACAAAAACAATCTTCAACAACTTTGTCAAAACCTAATTTATAACCAAATTCCTGTTCTAACTCGCTTGAATGTAACAATTTGCCTCTATTTAAATGATAAAGCCACTGATTGCCCCAATTAGTGTTCATTTCATTAAAAAATTTGAGCCAATCACTGTCACTTGTAAAATAAATAAGATTATCCCCTATAAGATAATCAGTTAGAACACTTGCTAAATCATCAGCCTCTAAACCCTTGACTGCTACAACCCTGCCAAAATTTCTTAAATAATTTTCAAGTTTTGAATAAAACTCATTTAATTTTTTAACCTTTATTTCGTAAGCCTCTCCTTGTTTTTTAATTAAATCTTTTCTCTGTGCTTTATATTCAGGTGCAATTTTAACTCTTTTACTTTGCCCTTTATCCATAACAAAAATAGGAATAACTTGATTGCCAAATTCTGTATTTAACATTCTTTTAGCAATCAAATCGGTAAATTTCAACAAATTTGTTTCTTTTCTATGAAACAAATAATAAACCACAAGTTTACTGTCAATTATTAATACATTTTTCATTTTTAACCCTCTAAATCATTAAAAGTTTTAAGAAGAGTAGCAATATAAGCTAAATAGTGCGTCTTATCAACATTTTTTAATACCTCAATTAGTTTAACAGTAGAATCAATTTTTACATTTTCCATTTCCTCTAAAAAAACAGCAAAACTGCTTACTAAATTTTCATTTTTATCTGCTATATTTGTAAATAAAATTAGTAAAGCAACTGTATCTTGCTCTAAAACAGCTTTATTAAACAATTCACGATTTGTTTGATATTGCTCTACTAAATTATCAAACTTTTCTTCACTAATACCATAAACTTCCCAGATTTTTTCTGCATTTAAGTTTACTACTTTTAAATCTCTCATTTTTCTCTCCTTTGTTTTATTTGCATCAAAATTATAAAATATTTTTTACGAAAAGTCAATATAAAATACATAGATTATCATATATTAGTCTAATATAAAGAAATCCCTAAATTTAGGGATTTTAAAAGGATTTTTGGTTGGATATAAATAAAAACTTTAAGGCTCCGGACACTTTTGGACAAAAATTAATTAGTTTAGAAGTCCATATAAAGCAAGAGCATAAGCATCAACTAAATCGTCTATTTTTTTATATTTATCAGAAAATCTTTTTATAATAAGCTCGGGAGTATTACTAATCATATCTTCTTTTTTAGCTCTTCCATTTTTAGTATAGAATTTTTTTAAAGTAGTTGGCGGAACTAAAACGATTTCATAATGTTTTTTAAGGCTGTAATAAACACTGCCAAGTAACATTGCTAAATCTACGACTTTGCCCTTTGAATGTAAAGAAATATCCTCTATAACTATTTTTGTAAAAACGTCTCTATGCTGTCTTATATATTTTTTAACTTCTCTACTAACAATATAAGCTCTTTCTTTAATATCTTTATTTTCGGGGGAAATTAATTTAAAATCTAATAAACCTCCAGAATTCGACAAAACCACAATTCCTGTATTTGTAGTAGATAAATCAACACCTATATAAAAATATTTTTGTTGATTATTCAAATTTAACTCCCATAACTATTATCATAAACTATTTTAGCTTTTCCCCTTGCTTTTACATAAACTTTTTGAGTACCTGTGTATTTAAAAAAATCTCCTACAATATAAGAATCAACACTATCATCATAAGCAGGGTCGTTGTCTCCTATAAAAACTAAAACCTCTCCTTGTTGAACTTGAAAAACACAAGCACCCGCCTTTAATAATTCCCAATTATCGCTTGTTAAAATTTTTGAAACAGTCACTTTAAACTCCTTACACTAATTCTATTTGTAAATTTCCACCATCTACATAGAGTCTGTATTTTTTAGTTGTATCACTTCTATCAACTAAAACTAAACCTTTTGTTTCATCTATATAAACTATATCTTCATTAACTTGTGTATTTGATAAATTACTTAAATCATTAGAAGCCAATCCTGCATTTTCACCTTTTGTTTTAAAATCTGTATCAGAAACATTAGATAGGTCTTTTTCTGCCTTATTATCAACTGTTGAAATTAAACTATTTAACATTTCAAAGTTATTATTACATATAATTCTCCAAGTTTTACTCCCTGCCTCGATTGTCTCGACATTATTAGATAAAATTGCCATTTTTAACCTTTCTTAATTAATTTTTGAAAATGACAAGTATCAGGTGTTTTCCAGAAACCACCCCATTTATTTAACGGGCTTAAACTTTCCCAATAGTCACCAAAAACATCCAAATCTTTTTTATCATAAGTTAACATATATTCTCCTTGTACAGGTTTAAAAAAATTCAAATCAATTGCTAATCTTTGTAAATGTTTAGAACTTTTTGTCCAACTTACTTTCTTATCTTTCACTAAACAAATAGGTTTATCTGTATTTTCACATTCTTTTACTCTATAACCATAATAATATAACAATTGCATATCATAAGGTCTATATAATTCACCACCTGTAACTATCCAACCTTTTTCTTGAACAAAATTTATCAATTTGCTTAAGTCTCTTAAAAAGTCATTTTGAATATAAATTAATTTTCTCATTTAGTATCCTTTATAATAAAATAGCTTTTATTTTGTCACTTTTATAATCATTTTTATAAACAGATTCAACATATATATCGTTTAAATTATGCCCTGAAACATCAATAGTTATTGTTGTATCATATCTATCAGGAGTATATGTTGCAAATTTTGTATCTCCCTCATAAATATTAAACTGTAGGTAGTCTTCAGTTTGAGCTTCAGCGTCTCCTGCCACAACATCATCAGCAGATTGTAAATCTCCACTTAAAACACCTCTCAAACTATAAGAAAAATACAATTTTCCCTCTGAATTTTCTACAAAAGGATTGACAGGATTAAAAGGTCTAAAAACATATTCATCACTGATAGTTTTTTGTAAGTTGGCGTTTGGAGATTTATTATATAAATTTTTAAAATAAAAATCATAATCTAAATCAAATTCTTTAGTGTTAATAATTTGGGCATTAGAAAAATAATCAAAAGTTATCCAAACATTACTATTTGCAGGATGATTTAATTTATGTCCGTTTAATCCCCTCATAATTCCTTTCAGAGTAAAAGTATTTGTATTACTATTATAAATAAGAGTTTTTATAGAAAACAATTCGCCATTAATTATCATTCCTATTTTTATTTTTTGCCATTCTTCATCTGATAAATCATAACTAAAAGTATCGCCTTGTACATTTTTTATAATTATTTCCAAATCTCTATCAAAGTCTTTAATATAAGGTAAATCATCTTCTAGTTCACCATAAGTAAAAAGACTTGAATAATAAATATTTCCTGTTTTATTATTTTTCTCTCCTACACTATTAATAATAGCGTCAGTATTTCTGGCACACACAGGTAAAAGAGCATAAACTCTTTCACTGTTATTAGGGTCTAAAAATAAATTATTTAAAGCTATCATATCATAGTGTTCAGGAGCATCAGTTAAAATATAACTTTGTACTGTAGTATTTATACTACTTTTATATAATCCTGACATATTTGGTACTCTATAAATGTCTTCAATAGCCTCAATTTCAACATAAGATTGATATTCTTTGTCTCCCCCTATTTTTATTATTCTAAAATACATTTCAGGAATATTTAATTCATCGCTTTTTATTTTTATTAATTTTCCTATATGCAAATCAGGAAAATCCAAGAAATTTAATTTACATTTTAATGTAGATAAAGGTTTACTGTTTTTTTCTACTATTTTATTTGCAATTTTACTCATTGTTTCTTCATTACTAATTAATTGAAAAGTATATGTTTTTGGTTTTTCATAACCTAAAATATTTATTAAAGCGTCGTTTTTGATAGTAAAACTGTTAGTATTACCTGTTTGTAAATCAGAAAATTTAAAAGTTAAAGTTGTAAAAACATTAGACCAATCTCCTGTTTTAATAGAAATATCAGTTGCATTATAATCATTAATTTCATAAGCTACACTATCATCTTTTCTAATTAAATAAATTTTCCATTTACCATCAATAATAGAGTAATATAAAGTTCCATCTATAACTCTTAAAACTTCTTTAATCCAATCTGTAACAGGTTTTTCTGTTGTCATAATAAAAGAAACGCCTATGCCTTCATTCTTACAGACATCAAAAGCTTCTTGAAAACTTGTCTCATCAATTTCAGAAGCAGGTATGTCAATAAAAGTCCTTAACAAATCATATATAACTGCAACAGGATTAATATCATAGCCTATTTTTGCATTTAAAGTGTTTAAATCATTTCCGGAATAAAAAGCACTTTTTAAAACCCAGCGACTCAATCTGAATTTATAATTGGGTACTTGGGTGGTATTATCTCCTACAAAAGCATCTTCAAAGACAGCACAACAAATATCATTAATTTTAATTCTATCTAACATAGGATAATTAAAAGAGACTGTGTCTGACCTGCTTGATACAGGATAAGAAAGACCTTTAACTCTACTTGAAGAGGAATTTAAGCTGTTTGTATAAATTTTTACATAAGATTTTTCACTATAATCAGAAGAATATACATCTCCTTTTTTTCCTGTAACAACTTGTAATTCATATAACCCATCTTCTGGATTATCAATTACTAAAGCTCCTTCATTTATATTGCCATTTCCATCTTCATTTTTTAAAAAATCAATATTATCATTCCAACTATAGCCAGATAACATATCACAATTTTCTACCAATGCATACACCATTGATAAGGCATAACCATAACCTACTTTCTGACAGCCTCCTCCTCCTTTTCCACCACCCATTTAAAATCCTTTAACTACAGGCTTTGATTTCTAAAGAAATCAAATTATTATAATATAAAATATTACCTGAAACCCAAGATGTTCCATATAAAACAGGGACACTCCGCGAGTTAGAGTTTGTTGGAAAAGTAAAGTCGTTCAGACCAGCTTTTTCTGCGTTTGCATCCATATTAGGAGTAGGTACTAATAAATACACTAACAACAAAACAACAGTTACCACTACTAATAAAGTTATTGGGTCTATTTTCTCCTCCTTAAAAACCTGATGTTGATATATTTTTTTGCGGTATAAAAGGAAAACCACCAAAATTATCCAAATTATTGTATTTTTCGCAACTATCAGTGGTTTTACTACAACCATAATATACTGTTATATTATTTATATCGGTAAATAAAAGAGGTTTCAATAGCGTAATTATACCATTAGTTTTATCATAATCGACAATATATTGGGTTTCATTTTTACTTGTAACTATATAACCTGAAACCAAATCATATTCTCTATTTTTTAATAAATTCGATTGTATATTAAAACCTTCTACAGAAAAAGTGCCGTTATCTAATAATATTTTAAAATCCTCTTGATTTAAACCACAATTTTCATCACAAAAATTAAAACTACATAATTTACTATAACTTCTTTTTGGTACAGTTACTTCTTTTAAATTATACTTTGACCCTATTGAAACTTTTACTTGTCTTTTAGTATAATCAAAATCACAACTAATAACTACACCTTTAAAAAAAACAAAACCCGCAGGATATTTTATTATTTTTATTTCTGGTAAAGAAACACTAGGGTTTGTCACCATATAAGCAAAGGGTTTTGTGTCTATAGGTGCAGTTATAATTGCACCATTCATATCAATATCTAAATTAATTTCATTTCTTTCTATCGGAACAGGAGTATAATGCTTTCCATTAAAGTCCACAGGCTCTGCTCCTGAAGTATAATAATAATATTTATTCATAAAATTAAGTTCATACAATTCCATTTTCTATCCTTTAGTATATAGACCTAATTTTTCATAGTGTGCAACTGTTATTTCTCTAAAATTAAAATTCACTTTTCCACGAAATAAATCAATAAATTCAAAAGTCAAATCATCTCTGCCTAATCTTCCTAAATGCGAAAAACAAATATTTTTACAATTTTCCTTTGTTAAATCTACAGGTAACGGGTCTTCTAAAATTATCTTTCCCATCTTTTTATAAGTAATTTCATTTGAATAAGCCTCGTCAACAGCTTTTATAATTTTTGTTATAAAACTTATTTCAGGAATATAAATGAAAACAGGACGCAAAGGAAGAACGTGGTTTAGTATAGGCATTTCTACCCTTAATGTTGTACTTCCTACATTAGCATTTTCTAATAAAATTATTTCATTAACATAACTATAAAACCAGAATAAGCTATTCATACCTTTCATTTGCAGAAAAAATTTTCTAATATTATCCATTTCTTCATAAGTATCAAATTTTATATCAACATTAGTTGTATAATACTCACTTTCATTATACAAATAATAATTATAATTATAAGGTTTTCCTAAAATAATTCTATTGTGTGATATAGAATTATTTATTTTATCTAAAGGTAAAAACTCAAAAGGAAAAAGAGGATAACTTTTATATTCTATTAAACTCATATCAACCCTTTAATAGGATTTACCGAACTCAAAAGCACATTATAATTATTATCATTATTATCTCTGTCTATAGAAGAATTAGATTTTTTCATAACTTCAATTGCAGGAACAACTATTTGCCCTTTTTCATATAAAATTAATCCGTCAATTTCAATCATATTTGGCGGAATTATATTTTTAACATCTAGTATGTATGCTTTAGTCTCGTCTTCAATTAAAAATACTTTGTTAAACTCTAATGTTTTTGGTATTTTTTCAACTTTTATTATACTAGTTCTTCCCGTTTTAATAATTGTTTTTGTTGCTTCAGACCATAAAGGGAAATAATTTAAAAATCTTTCTGTTAGTATGTTAACATTCTCTAAAAATTTATGCTTATATAATTCCAAGGAAGTAAAAGAGGCATTAAAATTTATTTTTGGATTTTCCATTGTTAAATAAGAAGTTTCAACACCATTAATACTTTTAAAAAGTAAAGTATTAAAAAAGTAAGTTTCTGAATAAGTATTTTTATCAGGATACAAAACAAAACTGTTTGCCATAGGCATTCTTTTCAAATATATTTGGTACTTAATATAAAATTCTTTACCTCCAACAGAAACTTTAATTCCAACCCACCAACCATCTACAAATTGATATAAACTATTAACATCTACTACTAATTTAAAGCATAATTTGCCTCCCGCTGGAATGACATCTCCCACTTCAATATCTTCAAATTCAATACCAAATAAAGAGTTTAATTCTAAAATTTCTACATCCTCGTTATAACTAGAAATTAAACAATAATCAATTATAATTTTATTATAAACCGATGGATTAAAATAAAAAAAGGTAGTGGCATTTTCCCAGAAAGTATTTTGAGAATTATTATAAACCAACCAAAGTAGTTTATCAGTAAAAACTTTTGCTTTTCCTTCTGTACATTTACCTTCATTTTTACTAATACCAAAATTTTGTAAAAGAAACTTGTTGCCACTGAAGATTATAGGTTTTGTTTTTTGGGGAAAAACAATATCTTCAATAAAATAATTAACATAATAAGAACAACCTTGCTGAATACTTTTATTATTACAGAAAACAGTATTTTGGTTATACGCAGAAAAAGCTTTTAAGACTAAATAAGAAACATTTTCATTAATCTGCTCTGTTTCATTATTATAAACTCTTGCTTTTATGGGAACATAATTCTTATCTAGTATAGAGGCTTGTTCTTGGACATATTTATAAATTGTTCCCATAAACTAAATCCTAATATTTTTCTGAAATAATTTCAAAATCCTCTTCAGGAATTACTAAAGCATAATTGTATTTACTATAAAGGTCATTGACTTCAGGGAAAATATAACAAAGTTTTTGATTCCCTGTTTCATCTTGAATATTGACTACATTAGGATGATAATAACTACTATAAGAATAATTTTCATAGCTATATCCTATAAATTTCCACTCATTGACAGAGGAATCTAAATTAGTATCAACAAAAAATGCAATAGGACTTGCACTTATACTTCCATTTGGTTGTGGATAATGCCTAAAACCAACTGATTTATCTACATCAAGTTTGTGTTTTCTTGTAAAAATACCCTCATCAGTATCTCCCCACCAATAACCATCATAAAAGACAAGAGCTTTATCTGATGTTTCGTGAAAACCATTTGTTATATACATCCCTCCATTATCTTTATCAAGAGAATTGAAAATTTGAAATTTAAAAGGTTTATTAAAATAAACATAATCTTTTTTTTGAAAAAGAGTAGCTTCAAAATAATAAGGAAAAGTAAAACTAATACTAAAATCAGTAATTAATAAATTAACTAAAAAGTTACTATAAATCTTTGGTTGAGGATTATAAGGAAAATTAACCATATTAGTTTTAAATGTTTCACAGTTAGTTCCATCACTAATTGCACCTTCTTGTTCACATAATTCTTTAGTATTGTCATAACTTTTACAAGGCATAAACTGTAAATACTGTTCATCATCACCACTATCATAATAATATTTAAAAACCAAATGTGGCTCATAATTTAATCCGCTAATCTTATTCTTGGCAACCAATAAACTAATTCCGTTTCTTCCCCACTTATCTGTTGCAGTTTGTGTATCAACTATCTCCCAAGCATTTGTATTATAATTAAATGCTTTATATAATTCATTTAATATGCTCCAATTTTCTTCTGGATTAGATACTACACTATCTAACCCTATTGTCATATCTAGACTTTTAAAAAATTGTACCTTCATCTTTTACTCCTCATTTAACTCTATAAGATAATTATATGGTGCTTTTATGTGGTTATCTGGAATAACTATATGTTTTACACCATCAATATAAACCTCTGTTTCAGGTTGAATATCCGTGAAATTAACTAAATACATCCATTTTGGACTACCAAAATTTATAACCTTCAAATCATCAGCAATATTCTTATATTTATTTACTTTAATAACAGAAACACTTTGATTATCGTTTTTAATCTCTTGCCAATTACCCGACAAGGCACCATCAGAAACATAATTATTAACCCAAGAAGTTCCATTCCAAAAACTTGTATTTTTACTATACATTAAACCAAATCTAAAATCATCATTATTTATATCATAAGCATTATTTCCTCCCCAACCTAAAGCAAAAGGTAAATCATAGGCTTTATCTCCTTCTCCCCAACCAAAATAAAATATTTGATAAGTTGGGTCATCAACAATAGTTGGGTCATATTTTTTTAATACAACTAAAATATCTGCTCCGTTAGTAATATACCAATATTTTTCAATCATTTCATCTTGCTTTCCCCAATAAAATTGAGGCATATAAAAAGACATATTATCAATAAAAGGAATATCAGCATTATATTCCTCTATATAATTCCACTTATCAATACTAATATCAAAAACACTTGAATTTAAAGACTGTATATAATCTTCTATTTTACTTAACAGTTCAATAGTATTATTAAAAGCTAACTCACCATCTTTTAATTGTAAAAAACCGTTTTTATTTGTTTGAAGAATTACATTTTTAATTAATCCTGTATTATTTAAAATAGAAACATAAAAATCATTTAATTCTTTTGGTGGAAAACCGTTTTCATTAAAACTATTAATTTCTTCTTCTGTTAAAATTCTATCCCAAATATAATAACCACTTGCATAAACAGGATTATCAATCTGTTTTCCAAATAATCCCTCAAAATTCTTCCATTTATCATTTTGTAAATTATCAACAACTTTTACACCATCAACATATACATTTAATTTTCCTTCTGTATTATTAATAGTAATAACCAATGTAACAATACCCCTGCCTTCTACTATATCCATAATATTACATAGTATCACATCATCAAAATATAAATTACCATTGTTTAAATCTGTAAAAATAGACATTGTTGTTTCATTTGTATAATAATCTGATGTATAATTATAAATAAACATTTTATTAATTTTACCTGAACAACGAGCTTTTACTAATTCAGAAAATTGAGCTGTTAAAACAATTGAAACATCACCATTTATCTTATGAGAGGAAGAAGATATTGAATTACACACAATTCTACTATTTAAATAAGGAGCAGTTCTTCCGTATGCATTATAATTCCCTCCTCCACAACCTGTGTTTCCTCCTCCTTCAAAAAATACTTTATCTTTCTTTTTAGCAAATCGATGTATATTTCCTCCAAACGAGATAATATAAGTAAAATCCACATCATACCCATAACTTCCTTGTATCCAAGCTTTATTGTTTTCAATGGTATTTTCTAAATAATTTGCCAAAACCCTCATAGGTTTTGCACTACCCTTTTTCACATCAATTGTAACAATATCTCCGTCTTGCCAAGCATTATCTCCTTGTCTAATTGTAAAGCTAATAATGCCATTATCATAAGCTTGGTCAATTTGTGCATCATCTTTTGCCCCACTAACACTGCCTGTTACTTTAAAAACATCGTTAGTACCATCGTATCTTAATTCCCAAGTTTCTGTTTGAACTGTATTTTGATTAAAAGTAATATTTTCAATATTTCCATCACCTTGTGCTAAATCATAACTTGTTTCCATACTAACAGGGTTACTTAAAAATTCTACTAAATTATCAATAGCCTCTTTTACTGTCTTCTTGCACTCAACTCTATATGCCATTAATTAACCTTTTTTAATGAATTTTACTATAATTTATATCGGAAAGTAAGTCTCGCCTACTTACCTTCCTACAACATTCTTAATTATTTCTCTACCACTTCTACTTGTTAAATAATCTTCAAAAGCTTTAGTATCTACACTGTTTAATATTACAATTTCTGGTGTAGGAGCGGTTACGTTCACTTGTGGTGTTGTGTTACCACTTGCTTTAATTGCTTTAACCTCTTCTTTGCTTAATACATACTCACCTTTTTGTAGAATAGCTGGAATTTCATCATCTTTCAAACCACCCATTTGTTTATTGGCAGTCTTTCTATCAACATAACCTCCTGTATGATATTTTTGAGCTTTTATAACTGCTACTCTCATCATACCTGTAGCAATAGCCAACCCAGCCGCCACGAAGTTTATTGGAGGAGGCAAGGTTGCCATAGCTTGTTGTGCAGAAGTATAAGTGTCTATAATGGCTTGGGCAACTCTCATAGCTTTATAAACCCTAAACCATTTTTTCTGTTTTAACAGTCCTGCCCTCATCATATCATCTAAAGCACTTGCAAATTGTCCTATATAACCACTTACAGCACTTAAAGAGGCATTAAGACTTGCTGTCTCCATTGCCTTTCTTTTTTCAACTTCAGCTTTAATAATTTCAGTCTTCAACTGTTCAATCTGTTTTAGACCTTCAATTTCAGACATTCTTCCAGCCATAACTGCTTGTTGTATTTCAAGTTCTTTTGCTTGAATTAAAGCTTTTTTCTCATCATAATACTGTTTTATCAACTCAATCTGTTGTTGATATTGTTGATAAGCATTTATAGCTCCTGCAGTTCCGCTATCCAACTGTCCTGCTTTTATACCTTCTTGGACTTGTTGTTGTTTTTGTTTTAATTCCTTCTCTTTAACACCAATATATGCACTTATATTAGCAAAATAGGCATCTAATTTTGCTTTATCTTGTTCAGTGTTAAAATTAACAATACTTAATTTCTGTCTATTTTCATACATTTTATTTTGAATATCAAATAAAATATTATTTGCAGGATTGTTCATAGATTTTGTTTCTCTATTCATTTCAGCAATTATTGCTAACATCTTCTGTTTCAATTTTACTTCTTTTATTTCCGCTTTTAAAGTACTTTTCTTTAATTCTTCTTCTTTTTGATACAGACCTTTTATTTCGTTTTCTAATTGTTTTTTTCTTTCTAATAATTGAGTTCTTTGTTCTTCATCTTTATAACCTGTCGTTCTTAAGGCTTTTATTTGCATAATCAAATTATAATATTCTCTTTCTTTTGTAACTCTTTGATTATAATAAGTTTTATATAAACTATCTAATCTTTGTACTTCTTTTTGGGCTTCAAGCAAATCATCTTTAATAGGTAATCTGCCTGTTTGACTGATTTGTTTTAGTTCATTAAAAGACTGTCTTAATTTATCTGCAAGTTTTGTTATCTCGCTTTCAACAATCCCAAAATCTTTAAAATTAAAAATATCTTTTATCTGATAATCTACACTCTTAACAGCTATTGGTTGTTTATTTGTTTTTGGCAATAAAGAATTAGTGCTTTCTATTCTTGCTTTTAAAATACCCTCTAAATTAGCAAAATCTTTATCTAATCCGCTTAAATAAGCTTTTAATGACTGATAAACATTTTTATCCAAACTATCTTTCATTTTATCTAAAAGCAATTTAAGCTTCAAAAATTCTGCTTCTAATTTTACAACATCTTTAGGATTAGTTGCATTTTTCATCATATTTTTAAATTTATCAAGTTCTCTATTTAAATCTTGAGGTAAAACATCTTTAGAAATTTTTGCTTGTTTAAAACTTATTTCCATTGATTTTACTAAACCGTCCATTGTATTTTTAAAGGCTTTGTCTATTTCTTGATTTAGATTTCTACTTAAATCAGAAACATCTAACCCTTGTTTTAGAAAATATTTTATCTTTTCTGCTATTTGTTGAAATCTTTGTACTTCTTCTTTTGAAACAATTTTTATTAAACCTTTTTTTGTTTTTTCTTTCATATTTTTTATACTAACACCAAATTTATTCTCAAAATCTTTTATATCTCTATTAAGTTGTTCTAACGGATTGACATCAAATTCCATTAGATTTAGATTTTGTTTCATTTTTTCTATTTCTTGGTTAAGAGTTTTACTTTGAGTAACAGCTTTTGAGAAATCAGGCTGTAAATTTTCCCAAGTCACATTTCCCTTCACAGCTTGAGTAACCACAGGAGTTTTTTCCTGATAAGGCTCAAACACACTAATAGGTTTTTGTGTTTGATTTTTCGGTTTATAATTAGCAAATTGTTTTAATTTTTCTAATTGCTTTTCTAATAAGTCTATTTGTTTAGAAATTTCTTCTGAATTAGTTTTATTATATTCAATTTTTAATCTCTCAAGTTTGGCACTTAATAGCTGGTATTCTATATATTTTTGTGCTTTATCTATCTCTTCTTGTTTTTGTTTTACAACTTGTTCTTGCTGACCTACAATTTTTTTATAAACTTCTAATTGTTGTTCTATTTTATTTAACTCATTAGTCAGAATCTTAACTCTTTCTTGGTCATTATTTACCAATGCTTCTGCTAACTGTTTTTTAAATTGTTGTTTTTTGGCTATCAAACTATCATATTGTGAAACCAAACTATTTAATTTTTGTTGTTCAGCTAAAAGACCATTGCTTCTAGCAATTTCTTCATTTACATTTTTAACAGTCATAAATAATTTTACAAAAGCCCCAACAGCCAAAGTTGCCAATAAAACATAAGGATTTCTCAAGGCAATCGCTCCTATTGCTGTTAAAGCACTCATTATTTTCTTTAATACTCCTACTAACCCTAAACCTGCCACACTTGCACTACTAAATATACTTACTAAATTTTTTATACCCCTAAAAACAACCAAACCGCCTAAAGTAACCCCTATACCTTTTATTATAGTCCAAATATTACTTAAATCCTTTTGAATTTGTGGCATTGCATTATTAATTGCATTAATCCATTCAGTTGTTTTAGTAATCATTCTTTCTAATACAGGCAAGGCATTTTGCATTAAACCGCTAAAGGCTAAACCTAAACTATTTTTTAATTGTTCCCATTTAGTTATATAGGTTTCAAGCATAACATTAGATTTCTCTAATTCACCATTAACACCATTATTTAACACTTTTAACTGTTCTAAAATAGCAGAGGCTTGGTTTCTCATAGCACTCAAGGTCTGCCTTGCCAACACCTCCATACCGCCAACCGCTTGTTGAAACTCTTGGTCACTCATATTCTTCAGTCTTTTAACAAGCCAGACCATCATTCTTTCACTATCTTTTGCACTTTTACTTACTTGTTGTGCAAACAATTGCTGATTAACACCAAGACTTTTAAAGAATTGCTGAACAGCCCCAGAATTATCTTGTAATATAATTCCTAATCTTCTTATGCTTGTACCTATTGTACTAGCCTCAAAACCTGCGTTTGAAAAAGCAATAGCCAACGCTTCAATAAAATGTCTTGTAATATTAGCACTTTTGGCAGTTGCTAGAGCGTAGTTTGAGAACACATTAATATCTTCTGTTGATAACTTACTTGCATTTGCTACATAAGTCAATTCATCCGCTAATTGCTTGATACTAACTCCCGCCTGATTATAGTTATGAATATAAGTAATCAAGGCATTTGCAGTTGTTTCAAATTGGTCACCTGTTAATTTTGACATTTTAATTACATATTCAGTAACTTTAACTAATTTATCACTCTCAATTCCAGCCCTACCAAGAGCCATTGCTACTTCATTAATTGATTTAATATCTCCGCCATAAGCAATACCAAGTCTTACCAATCTTTCTTCTAAATGTTTTGCTTTACTTGCACTAATATCAAAAACAGCACTCATTTTACCAACAGCTTCATTCATTTGAACAATAAAACCAAAACCTCTTTGAATAACATTTATAACTTGATAAATACTCATATATAAAGCACTATACCCAAGTGCCATTTTAGTGATATGTTTAATAAATTTAGTAAACGAAGTTTCCTGTAATTTGGCTTTTATTTTTGTTAAAGACAAATCAAGTTTATTTAACTGTTTTACTGACTCATCAGCACCTTTTTTAATATTTGCAAAAATATTGGTGTTAAAAGTCCCCGTTCTCATACTTATTTTTAACTGTTCTTGTGCCTTTGACAATTCTTCTAATTTTTTAGTATATTGTTCAATTAATTTTTGGGCTTCTTTAATATCTTTTTCATTTGCAAATTCTTTTCTACTACTAATTTGTGTTTGTAAATTTTGAATAATTTTCATATACCTATTTTTAACTCTTTCAAGCTCTTTAATAAATCTGTTGGCATCTTTATACAAACCGTCAAACAATTTTATTTCTTGTGGATTTGATTTTTTAACAGATTCCATAAATTTATCAAAAGCATTTTTATCTGAAAATAAAACTTCTCTTAAATTTTTAGAACTTAATACGATAGCATTCAATCTTTTTTCAAAATCTTTTAAAGCTGTTACATCTCCCGTTTTTTTAATTTCATTACTTAAAATATTAAACTCATTCGTTAATTCCCTTATTGTATCTCTTGGAACTCCATAACCACTTAAAATTTTTAAAGTATCTTTTAAAGTCTTTAATTTCCTTTCAGTCTCTGATAAATTTTTGGTTTCTTTTTTTAGTTCTCTCATATCTTTTAACAACAAGCCTAAGTATGTAGTTTTACCTAAACTTTTGCTTTCTTCTGCTAATTTTTGAAAATCTTGTTCAAATTTTCTTAAAACAACTTCATTTACTCCAAGTTTTTTCAAATCATTTTTTAATCTTTCAAAAGCGTCACTTGCTTTAACCAAACCTAAACTATTATTAACTAACTGTTTTATTTCTTTATTCAATAAAGCTAATGGCTGACTGTTCCCTGTTTTAACTGCCAAATCGTATAACTGTTTGATTTCATTACCATATTGAGCTATTTTATTACTATCAATAAAAGGCAACCTACTTGCTTTGTGTATATTCTCTAAAGCCTGTAAATAGAGAGTACTGTACTTTTGTGCATTTTTAAATGTAATCTGTGCTTCATTGCTAAACTTAACTAAATCTGCTTCTAATTTATCAAACACTCTTGCGTTTTTTAATTTTATACCCTCTTTAAACAATTCATCAATTTTCTGTTTTAGTTTATTTATCTCCTCTTCACTTTTTCCTAAAATTCTTAAATCAAACAAACTTGACATTAATTTTTTTCTTTTTTCTATTAAAAGACCAAAATCTTTATATTCTTTTTCAAGTTCATTTAATTTTTCATTCAATTTATCAACAGGATAAGAAGCATTTTGCACTGCTTTTCTGAAACTATCTAAAGGTTTAATAAGCTCTTTTTCTAAATTACTATCTAATTTAAACTCTTTAATTTCTTTTAATTTTGTTTTATAAAAATTCAAAGCATTTATTCTATTTTCAATAGCCTTGTTAAATAAAGCTAAATTACCGATTCGTTCATTTTTTTCTTTAATTGCAATAAGTTTTTTATACTCTTCTTCTAAACCTTTTATTAAAGTTTTACTTCTTGTATAAGCTTTTAAATTTTCTAAATTAGCTTGAACAAGAGCTTTAATTCCTTTTTCGGTTTGACCTATCGACTGTGTTAAAATATCATAGTCTTTTTTTAAAACTCCTACCTGTTTTGTAATATCTAACAAGGTTTTTCTGACAATATCAAAATCTTTTGGTGTAATTTTCTGTTCTTGTAATGCTTTTAATTTGTTTTTAAACTGTAAAATTTTATCATTAATATTTTGAATTTCTTTATTTAAAACACTGAATCTATTTATAAAATTAGGTTTTAATTCAAGGTTTTCAATAACTTTTTTTAAATTTACAAGTTCACTATCAAGACTTTTAATTGTATCTTCAATCCCTTTAATACCAACTTGTTTAAACTCAATTAAAATTTCAGCTTTATTGTTTCTATAAGCCATTATAAAATCCTTTGAAACTTATTATTACTAATAGATATATCAGATAAGATTAATATAGATAGAATAAAAAATTAAATGAATTTTTGGTTGGATATAAATATAAACTTTAAGGCTCCGGACACTTTCGGACAGCTTTAAAACCCCCTAAAATTCGGGATTTTAAATTTTAAACGTAAAAAATCTTTTACAAAAATCGCCAAAACTCTTGTATAAAATCCTTTATAAAAAGAGGAAAGAAGTATTAAACTCCAACGAAAGAATGGTTGATGAAAACTATTAATTGGTCACTATCAGTTACGTCAAAAGCAGAATCAAATAAAAAGTGATTTAAGGCTACTGTAGGAGAATTAGGGTCATCAACTAAAGCACCTTCAGAAATATTGTTTGCAACAACATCACCAACCTCATAAGTTATTCTGTATGTTATAACATTCTCACCACCGTTTGTATTACCCTCGTCTGTATAATTTCTTTGAGGAAAACCTGAATCTACTTGTCTGGCACTAGGGTCTATATAGTTGTTAACATCTGTATCGTCTTTTGTAGGGTTGTCAGTACCCGTACCGAGTCTTAAATATAAAGTATCAAGATTACTTGTTTCATTCATTACTTTTTTAGCATAATGAATATCACCTGCATTTGTTACTATATTATGACCTTTAATAATCTTTTCTTTTCCTGTTTTTTTATTAACTATTTTTACTAAAATATTATCTTTTACAATTCCCTTAATCAGCATAAAAACTCCTTATTATTCTTTATAAATATATCAGAAATTAATTTCTTTATTCTTTTGTAACTCTTTCATCTCTTCTTGTTGTATTTTATCATAAAGTTTTAAACTTGCTAAATAAAAAAATTTAGTTTGGTCATACAATCCTCCTTCATCAGGAAGAAAGCCTTTTTCAAAAGCATTATAGCACTCAATAGCCTCTGCAATTAAATTCTTATCAACATCATAAATAGGACAATAAGTATAAACTTTATCTCCTACATAAACTTTAAAATCTTTTTTCTTATTTTTCTCTCCTCTGTATCCACAATTTCTAACCCTGTCAAGTCTTTTTGCTCTACAAACCTCACACTTCCAAGTTTCTGCTTTAAATTTGTTATCAAAATAAATTTCTATACTATCATATAAACGATTTAAAACTTCTAAAGTAACATCACTTTTTTCAAAAATTTCTTTTCCAACTTCTTTTATAGTTTCCGCTGATAAAAAAGAAAAAGGAAGTTCTACTCCTCTTTTATCTTCTATTTTAATTAAAGCAAACTTTAAAGCATAATAATATAACTTTAAAACCTCTCCATTTAACATATACTTTTCAAGAGAGTTTATTTCCCTATATGATAGAGTTCTTGCCATAATTTCAATAAAGGGTTGGGTAGAGGGAGTAATAAAATGAATTACTTTATGACTTCTTACTTCATTCATCGCTTTCTATATCACCCAAATACATTTTTGCATTTTCTGGGTCTTTAGAAACTCCAACAATTACATTTGCAATTTCCGCAATATAAGATACAGGCAAATAATTTAAAGTCTCATCAGAAATACCTATTTCATCTCTTATAATAGGAATTTCCCTATTTCTTTCGTCTAATAGGTTTCTCCAATCAACAATTCCTCTTTTACAAACCTCCCAATTGTACGACCCTGTTGAAACACTTACACTTTCATCTTTGTTAAGTCTAACCATTTTATCTTCAATTTCAATAAGTTCTTTTGGGGTTAAAGGTCTGATTTCAACTGTAAAAGGGTCTTTTTCGTCCCTTTGTAGAATAGGAATGTATCTATAAGTGATATCTTTTTTTGTTCTATCAATTTTAATTGCCATTTTTGATTCCTTTCATTGATTTATTTTTAATTAATAAAGCACACAAAATTATTTGTGTGCTAGATAAAATGCTTCACCTAAAACAGGATGTTCATATGCTTCAAACTCAAGTTTGTTAGCAAGAACACCATCATCATCTTCAACACTAACACTTGTATATTTGATGTATGGTAACCAAATTGCAAATTTATGTTTTTGTGTTTCATCATCAGTTTCAGTTCTCATTTCAAGGAAAAACTCTGCTGTTTGATTGTTTTTAAATTTGTTAAGTTCATCCCAATTTTCAAAAGTAACAGTCATTGTTCCTTTGATTGTTTTTTTAGTAATAATTTTTTTCATAATACCAGAAGAAGTAATTGCTTCTCTGTCAGATACCTGATTTTCAATAGTTATTTCGACATCTTTTCCTTCGTAAGTTTTATTATCAACTGTTAAAATCGCATTTTTACCTACATAAGGAATTGTTGTTAAATATTGATTTGAAAGTAAAGGCTCATTTTCATTAGTTTCAAAAGAACTTGCTCCTAAATCAATTGACAATGTTGCAATATCAGCAACAGGGAAACTAAACTTAACTGAATTAGGAACTGCACCTTTTAGTGTTAGACTTCTACTATCAGTATCATCACAACCATACATTAGTTTAACTGCTAATGACTGTTCCTCACCACAAGGTTTAGCAAGTTTGTAAAGGACTGCGTCCCCCTCTTCACCATCTTGAACTTCATAAATTTTATATGCAACGTGTGAAACAACATCAATTGTGAATTTATCTCCTACTGCAAAATCAGTTGTACCACTCTCAATTTTAAACTTAATTATTCCATTGTCATAATCTGTACTTGTTGTGGCGTCTTCTTTTGTACCACTAACACTACCTGTTACACTCCAAACTTCTGCACCAGCAGTGTCAGCATTTGTACATTCAATTGTCCAAGTTTCCGTTACTATAGTGTCCTCATTGTAACCAAAATTAGTTAAATTACCATCACCTGTATTACCACTATCAGCAGTAATTGTGCTTTCAACTTGTGGAGCTGAATCTGCTCTAATAACTGCTCCTGTTCCTACTCCAGCCTCTTCTCTTATGCCAAGTGCTACTTCAAGAACAACATTACCTGCAAGGTCATTACTACCGTTTCCAAGTGGTATTAACTCAAAAGCAAGAGTACCGCTACCAAACTCTTTACCCGGTAATGCAGGGGCTGTAATGTAGGAATTTCTTACAACTTTTCTTTCAATAACATCAATCTCTGGTTTTAACGCACTATCAGAGGTAACTTCAACTACATCATTGTCTGTAAAATTTCCTCCCTTGTTAAATTCCGCTTCCTTAATAACCGCATATAGCGTAGAAAGTGTTTTATATGCCATTCTAATATCCTTTCAACAATATTCTTACAAAGATTATATCGGATTATCTATTCTTCCGCTTCTATCACACCTTCTCCTGCAAATTTAATAGGACTTTGTGTTAAAGGATTTAATACTCTGTATTTGACATTTAATTTATCTAAATTATTTTCATTAATTATTTTTGCGTCTATAATTTCTATTTCTGGTAACTCTAAACCAAAGCTAAATTGAACATTTTTATTATTAATTTCAAAAAACGAAACCTCTTTATATAATAATGAAATTTCCCCAACAGATAAAATACGATTAAAAAATCTTGTTTGGTCAAATAAAGTCTTTTGATAATTTCTATTGCCTGTAGGAGGGAGAAAAGTAAAGTTTCTTTTTAAACACAATCTATAAGAAATTTTTACACCGTTTTCAAATTCAATAGTCAATTTATTTTTATATAATTCTTTAACACCAAAAGGATATAAAAATTTTACATTAAATAATTTGGTTTCATTTGGGGCTATTTCTTGTCCTATTTCTAAATCTATTATTTTAATACCATAAGTATTTAAAAATATAATATCTTTAATTTTTAAATTTTCTTTATAACCATTTGTAAAGCCTAATTCTAATATTTTATTCTCATCATCAGTTAAATCAACATAAACCCAAAAATTATCATTATATGGATTTTTTGCCCAGATTAAATTATTTTTGATTGATATGTCTTTAATATCATATTTATTATAGCTTTGTTTAGTATTATAAACATAAAATGAAGATTTAATATCTGTATAATATGCTTTTGGTTTGGATTTTTTTGGAAAAATAATATCCCCTGAAAAACTAATATCATTAAAATAAATACAAAAGTTTTTATTAACAAAAGCACTATTACAATAATTCTTACTGCTTACTATACCTTTAATAGCTTGTTTAATAACAACAACAGAATTATCTGTAATTGATTCTTCTTCTGTATAATATATTCTTAAAAGTATAGGGGTAAAACTTTTATCTCCTATATTTGTTTGTTCTTGTATATATTTATAAATCGTAGCCATTAAACAATCCTTGTAAAGTTACCTATTTTAAATATCTTATCTGCTAAATCATTTTCTGGTAAATATCCCCATAATACTTTTAGACCGTTTAAATAAATTTCTACATAATTATTTTCTTTATCATAATTTAAAGCATAAAATATCCATTCTAATAAATTATATTGATTGTCTGTAATAGTTTTACCGTCTAAATACTCATAATTACCGTCTTTTAACATATAAAAATAAATTTTCCCATTTGGATGAATTCCTAAACCTATTCCATTATTTGCTTCATAATCACTAATAAGCAATCTTTCATAATCTTCTAAATAAAACCAACCACTAACTGCAAAACTTGAATTTGGTGTAGGAACATTAGTTTTAACTCCTGAAAAATCTTCTAAAACAACTGCTTTATGTAAATAGCCATCTGTATAATAACCTTGATACTCTGAATTAGTCCATTCCCCTAAATAAACTTCCTCTTCATCGTTTAAATTTTCTTCAAATCTAAATAACCCTATACAACTACCATCACCAAAAATATCTTTTACTTTTTCAGTTCCATCTTGTTTATAATGCCCTACTAAAACATTTGAACTAATACCGTAATACAACGAAGCTACGTAATCATTATCAAGAGCTTTTTGGATTAAATCAAAACATTTAATATCAGTTACAAATTCACCATAAGCAATTTTATCTACTACTTCAAAATCTTTTATACCTGTTTTACTGTTTAAAGTATTTATTTCTTTTAATTTGTTTTCTAGAGTAAATTGGAATTTATCAACAAAAAACTTTTCCCCTTCAATAGAAAAACAACCCCATTGAGGATAAACTTCAGTTAAAAATACTTCTCTAAAAGGCTCTCTCAAAAAATTATCTTTATGAAAAATATAATTTGGAGATTTCAATTCAAAAGCAATTTCAGGAGATTTTTCAACACTAAAAGCCATTGTCATTTTAGAAACAATTGCTCTGTCTAATTCAATGGCACAAGTATCTTCCCCACAATAATAGCCCATTAATAAATCAACTCTTGGTAATTCACTGCATTTCAGCGAAGGTTTATATAAAAAGGCACTTCCTAACTCCCCTCCTTGTACCTCATAAATCTGACAAGCCACATTAGAAGTTATATTTATTGTAAAATAATCGCCAACATTATATTCATACTCGTCTGAAATCAAAACTTTTATAATTTCATTAAAATATTCTTTTCCTGTTATGGCATTATGTTTCCAACCGCTTTCACTGCCGTAAACAGACCATTTTTTATCCCCTAAATATTCAAACGTCCAAAGTTCAGTTTTTATATTAAAAGCGACATAATCTAATAATTGAACTTTTTTATTAATGCCTTCTATTGTATCACTCTCTACTTTATATTCAATTCTCGGATATTTACTTGCATTTAAAATTGCTCCGCTACCAACTTGTGGTAATTCCATTTTCCCAAAAGCACTATAAAAAAGTTCATTATTTATATTTTTAAAAACTTTGCTATAAACAAAGGGCAATAAAGATGTTTTAATAACAGCAGTCCCGCTTATTTTACCAAGCACCCTTTTTTTATCAAAAAAATAAGTTTTACTTTTATTTCTGTCTATTTTTTCAAAGTCTATATTTAGTAAACTACCACTTTTGAACTCAATTAAATCATTAGGAACAAAATAATCATTATCAATGCTTCCACTTTTTTTAACCGCTATTATTTTAACATTTTCTTTTTTCAAAATTAAATCCTTTTTATATACCTAACTTCAATGTCTATTTTAGCAATAGCGTGAGGATGGACAACACCTCCTTCTCTTTTCATACTACTAACAGTCATATCAACAACACCCATAGGTTGCCATCTTATATCTTCTACAACCTCATACACAGCCTCAATCAAATCACTTAAAATATCCTCATACTGATTTCTTGCCTGTTTATTAAAAACATAAACACTTATATTTCCAACATAATAAGCTTTTCTATTTGTTAAATTATCCCTCTCTTTTTCTTCACTCTCATACATAACACTAACAGCAGGAAACCTATCAATTTGAGTCCACAAAGGAACAATATTTTTATAAATTTTTACAAAAATATTCTTATCTCTTAAACCATCTATTAATTTTTCTACAATTTCTTTTCTCATACCGACAATCCTTTTGCTAATTCAACTAATAAGAGTAACATAATAATTACATAATAAATTCCAATACTATTTTGTACAGTCATACTGCTTCCTTTGTTTCTTTTAGTAATAATTCAAATAAATCATTTACTGATATAATACCATCTCTGCCTTTGTCAAACAAAACATCATACATCCAATCTTTCCAAGCAGGTGTTTTTCCATCTGCTCTTTTTGGTTTTGCCATATCTGTATATTTAGCATAAGGAACGCCTATTTCTGCCCAGCTATGAATTACAAAACCCTGACCTTTCTTATAAGCATTTACTTTTGTCTTAATATGTTCTAACTGTTGTCCACTGACTTTATAAGTAAAACGCCTATGAGACGGTCTTCTTCTATGTAAATATTTAACAGGAATAGGTGTTCCCAATGCTTTTTTAATAGCTTTTTCCCAAGATTTTAAATCACTATCAAGTTTTTTAGCTAAAAACTCTAATCTATGTATTCCTAAAAGAGGAAGTTCTTTTTTAAAATTTTTCCAGGATTCCCCTATAGGTTTTTTGATTTTAACCACTGCTATCATAATCTAAACATCCTAAAAGAACTTAATAAATTTTCTACCATAGGAGGAACATCGTCAATCACTTTTACTTGCTCTTTAATACCTGTTGACATAGAAACAATACTATCCGTGTCTTTTGTAATATCATTATAAACTTTTTTACCTAACATATATAAACCTGAAACCAAACCTTCGGGAATTAAATCAATATCATTATAACCTACTTTATATTCAATTCTCATAATTTGATTATCAGTAATTGTAAATAAAGGAGGTAAATAAATACGATTATTTTCCCCAACTTCAAATTCAAGCAGAGTATTGTTATCTATACTCTCACCGTCAATTTTTACATCAACTAAATCAGAAACAATACCTTTTTTAGTATAAATCGAATTGCCATAAATTTTATTAATTCTTTCAACCAAATCTCTCTCAAAAATGGCGACGTTATAATAATCATAAATATAACTTTCACTGATTTTCAAGACATCTTTTAAAAGGTCATCAATCAAATCATCTTGAATATCTAAAATCTTTTTAAACTCTACTAATAAATCATCTATAAGAGCCATAACTTATCCTTTTATAAAACTTACAATTTTAAACCAAAAATCAACTATTTTCTTTTTTAGACTCTGTTTTTCTTCTCTTTGTTTGGTTTTTAATATGTAATTCGCTTGTGGTTTCTCTTTTGACTTCTGTCCTTCTCCTCGTTTTACTTTTGGTATGTAATTCGCTTGTGGTTTCCCTCTCTTTACGAAGTAACTCCTTTTTAGGGTTTTTAGCAGTATCCTTAATTTTTTCTATTAAAACAAATTCTTTTGGAAAAGTGTTTATAAGATAATCGCCGAACTCTTTATCTACAACATATAATCCATCATATCTATCAGGGCTAAATAAAATTCCTCTTACCATAATTCCATTTCCAACAACTTTAATTTTATATTTCATATCAAAACTCCTATAATAAGTATTTTAATATATATCAGTTTTACATCTTATTTATTAATAGCTTTATCTATACAAATCTGTAATGAAAAATAAAAATTAAAATAACGAATTAATAGAAATTTTCAAAATAAAAAGTTAATAATTTATATATTAAAGTATAGTTTTTTATCAAATTCCAAGCAAGAATACTCCATCCAAATTACAAAGTAATTAGGCAGAGAGGTTCACATTAATTCATTTATAAATTTTTCAAATTCTTTTTCTTTTTCAGAAGAATTGTTATTTGTGATTTTAAATGAATCTATTATGTCATTTTCATAAGTCAACAAACTACCTCTATATATAATAACCCCATTTACTTGATGTCTATTAAAATCCGGAAATGATTTTATCTTATCACCAATATCTTCTATTCTAATATTTCTAAACGCGTCAGCCATCATATTACTAATTTCTAAACCAAATATTTCTTCTTCTTTTAACATTTCTAAAGTAGGATTTCTTAATAAATCCATATCGTATCCTTCCTCATTATAGTATCATCCATATGCTTTACAGAATCTATATAGTTTTTGATTATCATATCTTCGTCAAATAGCACTTCTATAATGTGAAAATAAAATATTAATATTAGCATCATATTATTAGTTTCATTCAAAGATTCTTTATAAAACTTTGGACAGTCTCGAAGAATAATATAAAGAGAAAAATCACTCATTAGAGTGAGTGATTTTAGTTAGAAGCTACATTAACAATTGCAGATACAGGAGTTGAGTTCACACAAAGTTTTTTGAAGTCAATATCTCTATATCCAACATATAGAGTTGTTGAACTTACAGCTTTTCTTTCAGTTTCGATTCCAATGTTTCCTCTGTCTGCAACACCAAAGTATGCTTTGTTAACAAGAAGAACTGCTGTTTTATCTCCGTTTGTTTCGTCAACATCACCATTAGCGTCAAGATTGTCAGGGATGTATTCAGTTACAATAATAGGCATACCAAATAGTTTTCCGATTTCACCTACCATAATAGTTGCTTTAGCACCATATTTGTCAACAGTTAAAACTTCAGGTAATTCAAGCATTTGATATGCTACATTTACAGGAGCTACAATAGCAAGGTCACTTAAATTAATACCATAAACGCCAAGTAGTCTTCTTGCTTGTGCAATTAGTGAAGCAGTTACTGCATTTCCACCTGCGTCAACTTTGTTACCAGCACCTTTTGCATATTTTAAAAGACCGTCAAATGCTTTTTTAACATCGTTAACGTCAGCAATAGCTGTGTCACCCATTACAAGTGCATCCTCTGTTGCTCTTGCAAGTGATTTTACAAGTTCTTGTCTTACAAGCTGTGTAATCGCCGTTACCATTTCTTGGTCAGCTTGGTCAGTTACTGCAAGTAGTGTTTTAAATCTTGAAGTTGCAAAACTTACTTTTGCACCATTAATTGCACTTTCAATTGCGTCATCACCCGGAGCAATTAAATATGCTTTTGCTTTGTCCGTTTTTGCTGGAATAGAAAATGTGCTTCTATTTTCAGGCATTCTAAATCTTTGGAATAATCCCTCAACTTTAAGGTCAAGTTCTAGTTCTTCCATTACCCTGTTAGAAAACTCTTCTGCCAACCAACTTGCAATGTCTGCTGGTTTAATTGCTTTTTCAACAACAGGAGCGATTTCTTTAAATTCTGCAAAACTATCGGCAGGTCTTCCAAGAAGTTTTGACTTAATATGCAAATCAACTGCTTTTTCTCTTGCTTTTGCTACTTCTTTGTCATCAACAGATTTTTCTTCAAATTGTGTTTTTCTTTCAGTCCATTTGTCTTCAAATTCTTTTTTAAGTTCTTCTACTTTTTTTTCTGATTCAGTTTTTGTACTGTCAAGCTCTTTTTTAAGCTCTTCTACTTGTTTTTGTAGAGTTGAAATTACTTCAATTCCCATAACCATTTCCTTTCAATGTTATTTTACAAAAGTTATATCGGAAAGTTGTAGTTTGTTTTATCATTAGCAAACTTTTTATTATATTCTAATATTTGTTTATTTAGAAAATCGTTAATTTTTTTTAAATCATCACGTTCTTTGACACAAAGTTTATAGCGGTTTAAAAGCTCCTCAAACTCATCTTGAGGAATTTCTATCATTTTCTTTTCCATTTTTTACCTTTATATGTAATGTAAGAGGTTTTGTTTTTGTTATATTATAATCATAAGTTTGCAATTTAGGACAATTTGTTTTTAGATAAACATATTTTATTTTTTCTTTACAAGCACAACCATTAAGGAATAGTGATATTAATATCACGCTCAATAGTAATATTTTTTTCATCTTTGTTTCCTTTTATTTGCTTTACTACATTAATCTTTTCTTTGAGAATTTTATTTTCAAAATTAATATTTTTTAATGTGTCCTTAATTTGTAAAAATGTTTGTTTTAGGTTATTATTTTCAAGTTCTAAATCTTTAATTTTCATTTCTTGCTTAATCACAGTATTTTCAAGCTCTTTTTTATATAAATAAGATTTAAAAGAAAAAACACCTAAAACAACAAATAAAACTGCCAATACTACATTTAACATTTTATCTCTAAAAAAATTAAACATATTCATCTTCCTTTTTTTTAATTTTTTCATAAGTTCTACCTGCTATCCAAGCTATAGGAATACCAACTGCAAGAGTTGACCAAAGTTCTATAAATTCTTTTTTAATATCTAATATGTGTAAACCGCTTAAAATTGTAATCAATGAAGTAAAAAATAAAACATACCACGCCATTGAAGGACGTGATATCCTTCTAAATATAGTAACCCTACTCATCTTCTTCTTTTTGTAAATGTTCTGTAAGTTTTTCATTTATGATTTTTTCAAGTTCACCATAAACATTTAAAAGATAATCAAGTCCTTCAACATCATTTGCTTTTTCTTTTAATTGCTCTAACAAATCAGGCTGGTTTTCTTCCGTTTTTTGTTCAGTTACATTTTCTTCTTTATTTTCTTCTTTTCCTGCTTGGTTGCTATCATTATCTAATTCTTTTTTATTGTCTGGCTCTTGTTCTTTTTTTACTCCGTTATCATCTCTATCTTGGAAGTAATCTTTCATAAATGCCAAAAGTTTTGCAACCTCGCTTCTGCCTATAACAAAATCATAAACATTACCATCGTCTTTTACATATCTTCTAATTCTATAACCTAAAGGCGGATTAGGATAAGCAGTTAATACACTTTCGCTTGTAACATTAACAATAAGTTCGCCATTATCTCCGCCTTGGACTTGGTCACCTTCTTTTAAACCTTGACTTGATTCAATAATTTGATTTACCTTATCTTTTCCAAGATTAGTTGTCCCACCCCTACTAGCTTTTGTTTCTATAGCAGTCAATTCCTTAATTTCTGAATAAATTTTTTCAACTTGTGCTTCAAATTCTTTTGCCATTTCTTCTAAATCAGCTGGAATTTCACTTATCATTTCTTGTTTTAACATTTCTCTATAATGTTTTAATAAATGCCTACTTGCATCTCTTTTTTCCACAGCACTAATATTAGGATTATTCCTTGCTCCTCTTAAAGCCTGATAAGCACTTATAACACCGTTTTTATTAACAACTAAATCTTCGCCTTGTAGTTCGTGATGGGGGAATTTCCAAGTACTTCTCTTTTCAACATCGCCTACAACTAAATAGCATTCTTTGATATAATTTTCTTTCCCTAAATCTGCCAACTTTTGCCCGAGAGCTGTTTTATCAACATCTCCCCACGCTTTATCACTAATTACATTGTTTTTAATTGCTTTTTCTATACCCATTTCTACATATCCTTTCGTAATTAAATTTTGTCTTGTTGATAATAAGCACACACCATTTTCACAAGGACTATTTTCTAAAACCGTAAATAAACTTTCCTGATTATCTGGTATTGAAACAATACTAACCTCATAAAGTTCAATTTTAGTCCAATACCAAACACCATTCATTTCTTTATAATCTATGCCTTTAAAGCCGATAGAAAATGCTTTTAAAATACCTTCTTTTACTGCAAAATAAACTTTTGGATTTAATGCCTCATAAACTACAGCCTCAATTTCAAGACCTTTTGAAGTTAGATTAATGTTTGTGACTTTACCTACAATTTCATCTTGCCTGTGTTGATAAAGTAAAACAGGATTTTTCATAAAATTAGTTAAATCATAGCTTTCAGGCAAAACGCTCTCATCACTTCTATCAACAACCAAATTTCCGTTATCATCAAGATAACGGTTTGCAAAACCTTTGATAGTTATTTGTCCATCACCTGCTTCTGTTGTAAAATTTTTTATAACCAAATTTAAAGTTTTATCCATTACTTCTCCTTAAACTTTCTTTAAAATTATATCGGCTAAACTTTTAAGTCGGGACTGCCCCCTAATGGGTCTGTACTTCCCATACTGCTTGGTTTATTGTTACTTTGGTTTTCAGAATTATTAGTATTATTTTCTGAATTATTTTGGCTCATTGCAACTAAATCTTGAAAGAATTGTGCTTCACTACCTGTTAAGAAGGCAGGTACAATATTCTTATCTGCACCTTCAAAATCCATTTCCGGTAAATCAACCAAATCCCTTGCTTCATTTAATGTAGCAAGTCCTGTTGCAAACAATGTTCTTGCACTGTCAGCTTTTACATCTAAAGCAGTATCAAGTTCAGTAATTCTTCCAAAGTCAAATTCAAAATGATATTTTCCATAACCAAATTGTTTTCCTAAAAATAAATTAATTTGGTCTTGTATTCTATAAAGATAAGGTCTAACTGCGGTATTAAACACAACTTTCATTAATTCCTGTGGTTTTCCAGCACTGTTTGCCTCACCGCCTAAAACAAGTGCGTTTAGTTTGAAAACTCTTAAAACTCTTTTTTCACTTATATTCATACTATCTAAAAGCATTGCGTCTTTAGGACTTGCTTGAACGGTTTTATAATCCATTTTGGCGGGTAAGACTGCTATACCTCTCCTCTCACTACCGCCTTTTCCATATAAAGCGTTAAATTGTTCTCTCAATTCTTCAATTTGTTGTGGAGTTAAGGCATATTCGGCTTTTAAAATACCAGCTAAAATTACACTGCCCTCATAAAACTCTTGTAGGCTATCAATTGCATTTTTTTCCAACTTTAATGTATCAAGCAAAGGTGCTACGCTTGGTAGTCCATAATAAGCATTGTTTAGAGTTGGATTTATAATCCAAATAAGTTCGTTTTCTTTATAAGCAATCTTATCATTATAAATATAGCCTTTTATAAATTTAGTAGCGTCTGGAACAACTTTAACATTATGAGGTTGAGTTAAAAACCAAGTTTCATAACTTCCTTTTACATTTTCAAAGGTTAAAGGGGCTACACCTGAAAGCAACAAACCTTGAATTGCAAGTTCAATTGTTGTTCCCCAAGACCAAAATGGATTAGGTCTATATTCCCATTCTCTTAATTTTTTGTCTTTAACAGGAAGTTTTTTACCTGATTTATCTAATTGATATAAGCGTGGAACTGCTTGTCCTCCTGCTTTAGCAATATAATCAACTGCACTAAAAACAAGTTCAGTTGTATGGAATGTATTTTCCATAGCACTTGTAGCTAATACACCGTTTCCATCTTTATAATCTTCAATGATTTTTTTGTTTGCTTTTGTAGCTTTAGTGTCCATATAAATTAACGTTTCTTTATTTTGTTGAGGCTGTTTTTTAAAAAAATCAAAAAAACCCATTTGTTTTCCTTTTTAATTTATTATATAACATATATCAGCTTAAAGGAAAACAATAAAAACAAAGGAGAGAAAAATGAATAGATTGATTGAATTATGAGCTGGAAGCTCAATTGAAGTTTATACAGAAATAAACTTCAATTGAACGCCCATCTCAGGCGTTCTATATTTAACACCCACATCAGGTGTTATAAATTGAACGCCCACATCAGGCGTTCTACTGTTATATCGGAAAATCACACAAGTCTTGTTGAAATATAAACGCCTTTGTATGTTCTTTCACTTAAAGTTGCATTAGTAGTAAATAAAGGAAAATGTTTAATACTTACAGTTTCTTTGAAAAATTCACTGAAATAAACTTTTCCATCTGATGTTTCTTGTCTAAATCTAAATTTTAGTTGATTTACTCTTCCCCATTGTGGATTTGAACTTGAAAAGTCAAGTGATATTTTATTGCTTGTGAATTTACCAATAGGATAATAGGTACTTCTTCTTGATTTTGACCTTCCTCCGGTATTTCCGTGATTATTAAAGTTGGTAACTTTATCATAGCCCCACATCTCAAGAACTAAATCTTCTGGGAAAGCTTGTCCAAAAACAAAACCGCCTACTGAAATTGTATTAAAAAATTTCTTGTTTAATTGCATAGTGTCAGTTCCGTTAAACTGCCTATATGTTACCGTCCAATCCGTTGGGTCATCATTATTCATAACTGCACTTTCTAAATACATACTCTGCTTTGTATTATCCCATAAAGTAGTAGGTATCATAGCATTTCTTGCTTTTACTCTTGTACTACCTTCATATCTATCTAATCTTATATTATACATTCCACCGAATTTAATCGGCTCTTTATAAATAATTTTAATTGTTCCTGATGGATAGCCGTTAGGGAAACTAATATGCTGGGTGTAACCCGCAGGATTTGCAAATTGTATTCCAAATTCCCAATCATCAAACAACGTTTCATTGATATAGATTCTTACTAAATCTTTATTTGGAAAAATTAATTGTCTTAACCATAATAAGTTATGGGGTGAAATATTATCTGTATGTGAATACATAATTATTTTTTCTTCTCTTATATTATTGCCTCCAAACGGAATTAAATATCCATTTGTAATTGCATCGTTTACATTGCTTGAAGCCACTGAATTATCCGCCACAACATAATAACCATAATCACCTGAATCCACAATAACCAGCTGATTTAATTCATAATTTTTTAACATAATTGTGTCAGTTGTTTTTAACACAGGTATTTTATAATGTGTGTAAACTGCCATTTTTACTCCTTATATAAGTTTCATTAATTTGTAGTTTCCTACAAATTTGTTTTCATTATCTTCTGCATCTGTAGTAAATATCGGAAAAGTCCTTATGCTAATAACCGTTGACAACCATTGACTAAAAAATACATTTCCTTCATCATCTTTTCTGCCTAGCCTAACATAATATAAACCACAATCATATAAACCTGAAATTTTATTTTTTGTCATTTTTCCAATCGGAACTAAACGTCCTTGTGCTTCTTTATTTTTTGGAATATGCTTACTATTTGGAGATTTAACATCAGACGCTCTCCATAGCTCAATCCAATAATTATCAGGTAATACTTCTTCTTTTGGAAATTCAGCTATATAACCAAAATTAGCACTTGCTTTTTCTACGTCTATTGTTATATTTGAATTATCCACACGCTTATAGTGGCACATATAACGTCCGAAATCCATATAATTATTTAATAAATCAACAGAATCCAAATAGAATCTATTGCCCTGACTATCGGTGATAAATTTGGTAATTAATTTTGACCTTACCATTACATCAGTACTGCCTTCTTTTCTATATAAAACAATTTTATAATCACCTAAAGCAATCGGCTCAACATATTCAATTTTGATAACATCATCGTCATTTAAACTTGTATTAAATTTCAAATGTGTTGTATAATCGCTGTTTAAACTTTGGACTTGGTCGCCAAAATCCCAATCTGTATATTCAGCATCATTTACCCAAACTCTAAACAAATTCTTATCTTTATAAACATAGCGTTTTAAGAACAACAAACTTTTACCTGAAATATTACTGCCTTTTCTATAAATAAAAACACGATTTAAACTGTCGGCAGTAGCATTAAAACTAAAAAGCTCTCCCGTACTAATATCAACACCTATAACATAAGAATTTTCTGGTTTTTGTTTAGGTGTTTTTCCATAACTATAAAAAATAGGATTATCTTTTTTAAAATCAAATTTATCTTTAGTTACAGACATATAAGCTTCAATTGAGGCAAAATCATCACCTAATGCTACATCAAATTGTGCTGTATCTCCATAAGCACCGACTGCCAATTGCTTATCACTAAAGTTACCGCCTTTTCCAGCCAAATAGGTTTGATAAAAACTTGAAGGATACATTGTTAGAAAGACTTGGTCTTTATATGGGTCAGTTGAAGTAGAGGCAGTAAAACTTGCCCCAGCATAATTATCAGAATTATTTGTATTTGTTACATTTACTTCAACAATTCCATATACATTTTTACTAATTTGAATTTTTTGAACATCGTTTGCAGTTTGGTCGCTTGGGGTTAAAGTTTTACCTATTCCTGTATCTGCATCTTCTTTTTGCCAATAGTTCTTTCCATCAATTATATCACACAAATCTTTTGGCGTATATCTTCTAACTTCATTAACATCACAAGGGTGGGTTTTTTCTTCATCAGATATTTTATGAATATTAACTCCCAAATAAAACCAATTTGGATTGCCTTCTTCATCGCTTCTTGCTTCATACAAACCAGCTTTTTTTCTATTAAATAAAACCCAAGTTCCTGTTGCTTTTTGAACTAACCATTGTTCTCCAAGATGGTCGGCTGGGTCTGGTAAATCAGCATAAGTTTCAACTTCGCCTTCCCAACCGTCAAAATTAGAACTGCCTCCTCCTAAATTAACCTCAACCCAATCAACAAGATTATCCTGTAATTGCCAAAATTTTTGGTCTTCTTGGTTATAAACAACCATTCCCGCTTTTCTTCTCAAATCAGGAATGTTATCACGCTCTTCAGTTGTGGCTACAACACGAAACCCGCCTTCTAAATGGATATCCTTAATTAAAGGAAAATCCCCATTAGGATAAAATAAACCCGTTATTTTTATACCAGCCATTATGCTACTCCTTCTAATTCCGCACGTTCTCTCACATTTCTTCTCTGTGCTAATACTCTTTTATTATTCATCACAAACCCTTTAAGATAACTCTACACAAGCACTGCCTGTTTGCTTGTAAGTAGTTCTTAATAATTTATAAGTTATAGTTGCACCATAAGAGTTAGTAACATCAATATCCCCGGCATAAGAAATATCCCAACCAAAACCATTATCACAATCAACTGCTTGATTTACTTCTCCCCATTCAGTAGGATAAACAATATAATAATACAAACCTTCTCCGTTAGGGTTATCAAAACTATAATGTTCAGCATATCCACTTTTCAAAGCACTATTTTCAAGATTTTTAACTTCATTTTCCGTTAACGTATCATTCACTGAAGTTCCCCAATAAACTCTTGCCCTCCAATAAACACGAAAATCACGGCTAAATGTTTGACCTTTTGTGTTAACTCCGCTAATTCGCCAAGTATAATAGCTGTTAATTCCGTTTGAAGTTTTATCACTGCCTATGTCCAAGTCTTCTTGTCCGTCATTAGCCAAGTTCTGTCCTAAAACTTGATTGGCATTCACATCTTTAATGCTAATTGAATTTTCCTGTATGTTTTCAGGACGGCTTGTAGTCCATTTGAGTGTTCTAACTCCTCCGCTTATAACTTGACCTACTTCTAACTGTGTTGCCTGTCCGTCAATATAAAAACTTGTAAAAGCAGGATATTGATAAGGAAACAAAATCATTTTCAAAACATCACAAGGTTGCATTCCGTTGATGTCAGTTCCAGCTTCCAAACCTCCGTGCGTTTCAGGAACTGCATCTTCAGTTTGCATAACACAACCGCCAGACCCTCCACCAGCTCCTATGTCAGGATAAATCACAGAAAACTTATTATTTGCCATTTTCTTCCTTTATAAGCATTTATACATATATCAGTTATTTATACAACTTGGATTTGTAAATTTTGTAGCTTCCACCAACCGCTTGTCAAATAACGCAAGGCACCAACCGCCAAGTCAAAATGCCCGTCTTTGTTTCTTTCTATTGTTTTTCCGTTTCCATTTTCTTTCCAATGAGCCAATTTTAATTCTTCAATCAACTGCATACAATTTTCTGATATGAACAATTTTCCTTTTTGAAATGCCGTATTAATATCACGTATGCTTTCTACTAATTGAATCGGTGCTGGTTGTGTATAATAATTATGGCTATATGCCATATCAGCCATCGTCAAACTTGCACTCGGGTCACAAAACCTTACAATTTGCATATCAGGATTTTCACAATATCTTTGTTCTATTTCCTTAAAATGTTTTAAATGCCATTCAATAGGCATTTGTCCAGCCATATATTCATCTAAAACATAAATATTGCCCGTCATCGGCTCAATCCAAGCTATAACAAAGCTTGTATTATCTCTAAAACCGATATCAATTCCTACTGCAAACGTATCTTTTGTTGTCATTTTGTTTTTTAAATCATTAACTCTAAACACATTTTTTTCTAAATCAAAAGCATAAAATACTTGTAAATCCTCGCTAAATCCGCTCTGGAATTCACATAGATATTCCTGTTCAAAACTTCTTTTATCAAGTTTGGCTTTAATTGCCTCAATCATTTCTTTTGTTATCATAGGATTATCATAAACCGTAACTTTTTTACAAAAATAATCATCACGTTCTCCGCACCTTTTCCATAATTTATAAAAATCATTGTCAAAAGTTCTTGGCGTTCCTATAAAATAAGTTTTGGAAAACATAAATCCGTTTTCATCAGTTCCATAATCGTTTTGTGCAGGTGAAATATAAGTTTCCCAAATTTCAAGAACATTATTTATACTTGCAGTTTCATCAAAAATAACCAAACTAAATTTATCACCAAGTGCATTTTCATAATTTTTCTCTGTAACCACACGAAATTTGGCACCATTTTCTAATGTAAATGTCAAGCCTTTCATATCTTTTGATTTAAAAGGCAACTGTAATTTATTTACATCTTTTTCAACATTACTAAAAATAGCTTGAGCATTTGCAAAAGTCGGCGTTACTAATAATATACTTGCATTCGGAATTAAAAGTTCTGACAATGCGATTTTTGACATAATTGTAGATTTACCAGCCCTTCTTGACATTAAGAAAACACCAACATTAAAATCCGCTTTTTGAATTCTGTCAATTATTTCTTGTTGATATTTTGTAGGTGTAAACTCTAACAATCTTAAAACTTTATTATAATCAATTTTTCTTTTTACTTTTTTATAAATTTCAATTTCTTGATTTACAGGTTTAAATTCAGACATTAAATTATCCTTTTTAATGAATTGTAATTTTAAGTTATATCAGATTTGATAGAGGTATAAAAAGAAAGTATAAAAGAATTATAAGGAATTTTTGGTTGGATATAAATATAAACTTTAAGGCTCCGGACACTTTCGGACAATTTACAAAAGTCCGAATTTTCGGTAGTTTTGTCGATTTTAATATAAAGAATTTTTTATAAAATAACTAAAATTTTGTCAAAACTCTTGTATAAAATCCTTTACGCTATTGACAAAATGTAAAAAATCCTTTATAATTTCAATATAAATAAAAACAAAGGAGAATAAAATGGCATATTTTGATGGGATTAAAGTAGGTGATAAAGTTTGGCATTTTGAATATGGATGGGGAACAGTTGTAGAGTTGTTAAAAGCTTCTGATTTAGATGGAAAAAATTTTAATCCTTTAAATGATTTTGATTTAATAGAAATTAAATTTGATAATGTTTATTTTGGGTGTGGGTATTTTGATTTGAATGGAGTGGCTTTTTACTCCAATGGTAATCAAACATTATTTTGGGGTGAAGTTAAATTTGAAATCCCAAAAAAGCCTAAAATTGAATTAAGAAAAGAAGAATATCTTATAGATGTTGTATACAATAAAATTCATTATGATAAAGATTTTAAAATGTTTGATAATTTTAACCATTCTTTAACAAGGAATGATAAAGAAACAGCTGAAAAAGCTTTTAGAACTATTAAAAGATTTACAAGACTTTTGGCTCTTCGTGACCAAGAATGCCCTAATAGTAAAGGCTATGAATTTAAGCCTAATAAAGAAAATTATTATATTTTTTACAATGAATTAGAGAATAAGTATGAATATGATTATGAATGTATTTATAATCATTTAGATGTTTACTTTAATACAGGAGGAGATGCCCAAAAAATTTGTAATATTTTGAATTCAGGAAAATTTAATTTAGAAGGAAAATAAAATGGATAAAGAACTCATTTTAGAAAAAATAAAAGATGTGGAAAAGGAATATGAAGATATTAGAAAATTAGTAAATTGGGATTTTAATGGATTAACAACAAGTGAATTGAAAGAAATTAAAGAAGCATTCAGCAATACAATAATTGAATTTGAATACCTTAAAGACGTGCTAATTGAGCAATTAGAATTAGAGTTGGAAGATTAAAAGGAGAAAAAATGACAAGAGAAGAAGCTTTAATGGAAATTTTAAAAAGAAGAGGCGAGGGAGATAAAATACATTATTCAGTTGCATATGATGTTATAAATGAAATTTTTGATGATTTAGAAAGCAGAACTTGTAAAAATTGCAAATATAATTTTTGTGGTTGTTCTATTCAAGATATGATATTGGAGTTTAAAGATAAATACGGAATTGAGCCATTAAATTTTGATGATTTTGGGTGTAATAGATTTGAAAAGAAAAAGAAAGAAATTAAGAAAAATGAATTTATGATTGTTGAGTTTTTATCTGAAGATACATTTAAAGTATTGTTTGTGTTTGATAAAGAAAAAGCGAAAAAAGAATATAATAAAACATTCACTTTAGGTGAATCCTATGAAATAGGCAATGAAGTAACTCTTTCTGGTATAAGAAAAAAATATAATTGGAAAGATGTTCCATACAATGAAAAGCATAAATTATGGGACGGACAGCCTGTATTTGTTCGTGGAAACGATACTCCATTTTTAAGAGTTGTCAGATTTTACAGTGCAGTAAATAATAGTTTCTTTTATGATAATATAGGAAAAAGGAATGTTACTCCTAATTTGATTGATGATGAGTACAGTTGGGAGCCGTATCCGCACTTAAATGACGAATGGGTTATTAAAGCATATAGACAACTTAAATTTTAAAAAGGAATAAAAATGAAAGATTTAGATAGTTTATGCAATGAAAATTTTGATTACATAGTTAGTTGTAAAAATTGTAAATATAATGAGGAATACAAAGCTGGTAAAACTATAAGAATTTGTAAAAAACTTACAAAACATATCCCAAAATACTTCGGAAATGAGGTATTTAAAATAATTGATGAAGATTGGTTTTGTCCATATTTTGAAAAAAAGGAACAAAATGTTAAAAATTAAAAAACGTGATTATAATATTTTAAAAATTTATCGTAGGGAAATAAACTGCCGACCAAAAGTTGTTAAAAATAAAAAGAAATATACAAGAAAAATAAAACACAAAAATCAATCTTTTATGACTTGATTTAGAATGTTTACAAAAACATTTCCTGTTGTTCCTAATTTTTTTCTTTCTTCTTCTTTCATAACATCATCAAGCATTTTGGCAACATCTAAAATATCCTTGTCAGTAGCGTTGGCAAAATCACCGCCCTGTTTTTCAATTTGTTCAATTTTATCTTCTAATGTCCGCATAACAACCGAAACTACAACATTTTTGGCGTTTTCTTTTATTTCCTTCATAATTGCATTGTAGAAATCTTTAACATAAGGTTTTGATAAAGTTCTGCTAATATATTGATAAGGAAGACCAAGTTCTTTTGCTATTCTTTTATTGCTATATCCACGAACTTTCATTTCAACTACATATCTTTCGATTGTAGATAAAGGTTTGTCAAAATCAACATTTGTAAATTCAAGCAGTTCTGTTTTTATTTCTCCTTTAACATTAGCATCAGGCAAGTTGGAAACTTCATCTTGGCTAACAACAGGAACTGCTTCAATTTCCTTTATTTTTTCAGACATCAATTTTCCTTTTCTCTAATGATTCAGTAAATTTTAACACCAAATCATTTTTTTCATCTTCATTTATTTCTGCTATTTTATTTTCACATTGCTCACATCTGCTTTTGTTTTCTAATTCATCTAAATCATCAACATAAAAAACATTAGAACAAGTACAAATAACTTCATATTTACTAAAATCTTCTAAATAATTGTAGTCCAACATTGGATTTATTTTTTTCATTTTATTTTCCTTGTTGTATAAAATTTAATCAATTTATTATATCAAATTTAATCAATTTGTCAAAATTTATAATTTTGTTTTTACTTTTTTTACAAGTTCAACCTCAATTAAATATAAGAAATTTGCTCCTTTGTGTGCCATAATTCCTCCAATAGCACTTGCCCCGTAAATACTGACATTAAGCATATCGTAAGCAAGAATAAAACCTATCAAACCTAAAAAACCAGCATATAACAAATCTAATAAATATAACATTATTCTTGTTTTGATAGGTTTGTTTTTTAAGTCGCGTTGAGTAAAATTAACTGAAGTTGCCCAAATTATAAAAACTGCCAAAAGCACAAAAGCTTTTAAAGTTATTTCATCCCACTTACTTTTCATTTTTTACCTTTTTATATAATATTACTTATATATCGAAAAATCAAGACTTATAAATTATTGTTCTTGACATAATATAAGGAATATCTTATAATTTTAATATGAACAAAATTAAAAGGGGAAAAAATGAAAAAACATATAATTGAAAATTTTAAAAAATATAAAGAAACTAACGATATTAGATATTTATTGGAGTGCAAAAAATTAATTTCTGAAGATGGTTTTATTGTTAAGGTTGAAAATAATGAGGGTTACTGTTCTGGTAGGCTTAAATCATTAAACAATAATAATGCTTTTTATTTTACTCATAGCCAAGAGGAATATGTATTAATTCGACTTATAGAAGAATATTTTGAAATTTTTAATCCATTAAAAAATATTGTTTTATTAATCAGAGATAAAGATGCTTTAGAAGAAGCCATACAAATTTTTCCTGTTTATTTAAAAGAAGAAGATTTTTCTTATTATATTAATGGGAAGTATCATTTTCCTTTATTAATTTGGGATATAACTTCTAACCATCTTTATCACCAAGGTTTACCAGATATCTCTTTTGATTGGGATGAATATATCCCTTTAATTAAAAGAGCAATTACTTGGGGAGACTTCAAAAAACAAAATCAAAGCTGATTTTGTTTTTTAATTGCTTTTGGTAATTTATATTTAAAGAAATGATATATTTTTACAGCATAATAAAAAAGATAGCTTGTAAATTTTCCAACTTTTAAATCAAGTAAGCAATTTAGAAAGCATTTGTCCGCTTTATCATAAAGCTCTAAATCACATAAATAATCGTGTAAAATGGCACAAGGCAAATAATCAGGTCGATATTTTGTATAATTAAACAAATAAGCTATATAAGGCACAGAAGCCCCGTCGCTTACAAAACCTTCAGGAATTATAATATCTTTATATTTAACTTTCTTTTTAAGTTTTACCTTATTATTTTTAAGTGGTTGAAATATAAAGTCACTGTATTTTAATCTGCCCAAGTTTCCCCCTTTAACATTCTACATATAGTAGAATGTTGTGTATTAAATATTCTGGCTAATTTACAACAAGAATATCCTAAATTATGCAAATCTCTAATAGCGTTGTTTCTTTCTTCATTTAACACATTAATTCTTGTGTTTCTTGCTTGTAATTTATAAGTTGCCAACCTGCAATTGTTTGGCTCATAATTACCGTTAACATTTATTCTATCAATACTTAACTTTTTTGCAATTTGTAATTTTTCATCTTCCGATAAATTTTCTTTAATATTGTTTTTTACATAATTATCAAGTTCTTTTAAAAACCATTTTTTAAATAATAAATAATTATTTTTCCATTCATCACAAATTTTAATACCCCTTCCTCCATAATTTTTATAAGCTTTACTTTTTGTATTGTAACACCTCTTTAAAATATCTTTATATCTACTATAAATAAAATGATATTTGGAGCTACTAACACTATCCCCTTCAACAGAACTATTACTCTTTATACAACCACAAGAATATCTTTTCTCACCATAATCTTTTCTAACTTGAATTACTTTTCCACAAAAAGGACATTTAAAATCACTATAAATTTTACCTTTTTTTCTAATATCATTTCCAACATATATCATAACACAATCCTTATTAATTAAATCTATGATTTTTTAAAAGTTGTAACCATATATCACTATATCTTAACATTATTCCTCCCAATTTATAGCGTCAAGTTCTTCTAAACTTACCGCTTTTTTTGCTTTTTTTCTTAATGCTATTTTTTTATTCCATAATGTTGAATAATTAACACCAAGTTCTGTTAGCATTTTTTTAATTTCATCAACTTCTACTTCGTGGTCTTCATCATAAAAATCACCGACAATTGTTACTTTTAAACCTAAATCAAGTGCCAATTCATATCCGGCTTTTAATTTTTGAATATCATCAAAATCTGCGTCCATTGTAATTCCATTTGAACAAGTAAAACCATTTTTTATAAAATAATTAAAAGCAGATTTTATTTCTTCAATTTTCAATTCTTTTGCTTTTTCTAAAATTAGTTCTTCATCAGGAATAATATTTCCATTTTCATCAAGTTTATAAAAAGGAAATCTTGCTTCTGGCAGTTTATTTGTTAAAACAAAACCTTCCCTATCTTTATAATCTTCTTCGTTTTCAACTTCAACAGGTATTAATCTTCTTTCTTCATTTATAAAAAATAACATTATTTTCCTCCTTCGGCTTGATAAATTAAATTAGCTTCGCTTTCTGTCAAGTTTCTTGTAAAAATTCTCAAATTATCAACTGCTCCTGCTTTTCTATAACCACTGCTTCTGCCCCAACCAAAAACGCATAGATAATTAGTAAAATACATATTATATTTTGCAATTTTACTGCAATTTTGTTTTAAAGTTTGTTTTTTTCCATTAATAAAAATATCACCATATTCAAATTTTCTAAAATTTACTGAAACGTGAATCCATTTATTTTTATATTTATTAATATCAACTCCAAAATTATCGCCATTGGCGGAATTGAATCCAAGTTTTCCACTGCTACAAACATATAAATCGCAATTATAAAAGCCAATAGGCATTTGATAATTTACTCCATTCCATTTAAACCAAAAGCTGATATTTAATTCTTTTGTATCTTTATTAAAAGGTAATTTATTAATTTTAAGCTGTCCTCCGTTAGAATAAACAGCTAATTTTTCTTTGCCTTCTACATATGTTATGCTTCCGCTTTTTGTAGCTTCATATTTTCCGCTTACATCAACCAAGCTACTATTAAATTTAAACAAGGCAATTCCGCTTTTATCATCAAAAAAATCAACTTTATCAGCTGGGGGAATATTCATAATTACCGTGCCTTTATCACCAATCCAAACATTATCATCTTTATCATTTTTTAAACATTCAAATTTTTCTAAAGTTTTAATATTTAACCAAACAAAACCTTTAAATAAAGGATTGGTTGTTACCTGCGGATTATTTAAGCCGATAACATTTGCTATATTTTTAGGAAATTTGTCAGCAATTTTTAATTTGCCTTGATTTATTAAATCACGAATTTTTTGATTTTCTACATTTTCTTTTAAAAAGCACTTATAAATAAAATTTTGTTTATCAACATTTAAAACTACAATTAAATCATCTTTTTTACCTGAAACTTTACTATCTAAATTTTCTACTAACATCAAAACTCCTTATTTTTAATTAATTTGGTATCCCCAAAGTTCGTCTTTATAAACATTGCCGTTTCCGTCCGTCCAATAAACAACAAAACTTGAATTATCGCTTTCTTTCACCCCGCCTATAACAAATGCAGGTTTATCTAATGGCTCTAGCAATGCAGTAGCATTATCATCATTTGCTATAAAATTGATAAACAGCATATTTCTTTTTGTATCATTGCCATCACCATCATTATTAATTAATTTTAATCCATTAGGCAAGTTGTAAAATTTAATGCTGTCCTCGTCGCAATCAACTTCCATTCTTGTTGCGTCAGCTATGCTTGTATATTTGGAACTTGTAGCTCTGATATGTAGATGTTTTTTGCCGTTTGAATCGTTATACCAATCAATTCTGGCTTGTGCTGGATAAGCACTACCCAAACCAAAATTATAACCCACCCAATTATCTGCACTTGTTGTGTTTTTGTAAGCTTGATATGTTCCCATATCACCAGCCACAATATCATAAACATTAATATTTGAGCTTGTAACATCAACGCCTAAACCAAGCGTTCCTGTAGTCCAATTATATTTTAAGCTTTTTCCTAATGTGGAACTTCCGTTATAGTTATCATCTTGGCTTACAACAACATCATAATTTACATAATCATTAGTTTTAACAACTAACGTTTTCCATTCGTTTGAATTGCCTTTTCTTCTAACAATAATTTCTTCTGCGGAATTATCATAAATTAACTGCCCACCTTTTGGGTATTCATTGATATCGTTTTTCCAATCTTCAATTTTTTGGTGAACAACATCTTGTGAATTTGCAGGTAAATAAATCCAGCTATCGCTCCATAAAACAAAACCTGAATATTTAATTTCTTTATTTGCTATTAATGAGGTTTTACCTTTAAACCAACCAAAATGCCCGTTTGAATTATAAATAGCAAGATTTTGATTTTCATAATCAATCCAATAATATCCATCTTCGGGCGTTCCTTGTCCTGTAGCCGGGTATCCTGTAACATAATTAATGCGGTTTTCTATAGAACGATTAATATCCCAACCAAAACTACCACGAGCTTTAATCGCATTTGAGCGTCCACAATATAAAGTATAATTGTTTGTATTACCATCAATAGCTATACCAGCTCCAATAACGCCATATTGATTAACAACAAATTGTACTGATGATGTATAAGCTTGTATAACTTTTTCGCTATGTGTAAAAATTCTCAACGGCGTAACACCCTTGTTATCTACAGTTGTATCAATATTTAATGCTGAATTTGTGCCTTGTGGGTTATGTTGTAAATAAGGGCTTGTTGTTGCTTTATCACCATTAATTTTGTATAAAAACTTTCCATTTTCACCTTCAATCGTTGTTCCATATTTTAATTTTAAAAGCTGTCCGTTATCAATCGCATCCGTTACGCTTACCCCGACAACATCAGCAGGATTAGCTACCAAGACATAATGCTCAAATTCATCTTGGTCAACCTCAACTTTTATAATGTCACCTTTTTTAAATTTATCAAGTTCTTCAGATTGAATATCAACCACAGCTATTTCTGTGTGAGTAAAAATTGCCATTTTTATTTTCTCCTTCTTATAGCTTTACTTATATATCAGCTTTATAAATTGATTAAAAAATTTACAATTTTGTAAAGGATTTTATACAAGAGTTTTGGCAAAATTTCACACATTTTATAAAAAATCTTTTATACAAAAATTGCTCAAATGCCCATAAATTCGGACTTTTGTAAATTGTCTGAAAGTGTCCGGAGCCTTAAAGTTTATATTTATATCCAACAAAAATTTCATTTTTTTTATTCTATAAACTGATATATAAATAAAGTTATAAAAATAAACAAATTCATAATTTATGTTTTATGTTTTATAATTTATATTTTAATCTTGACAATAGATGGATTTTTAGGTAGAATTAAATAAAAAAAGAAAGGAGCATAAATGAATAGAATGAATAAATTGATTGAATTAATCGAAAAAGAAAAAAAAGAAAGAAAAAAAATTGAAAAAATTTTGATAAAAAGAAAAGATAAAAAAGTTGCAATCAAGCCAAACTCATTTAATGAATTAGCTCAATTGCTTAAAAATTATACAATAATTTTATATCAAATGTCAAGAGTTTTATCAAATTTTTCTAACAAAAATTCAGGAATTCTTAACAATTTGTTATTTTTGTTAGAAAAATTTAACAATTCGTCAAGTTTTTATAGAAATTATAAACATTTTGTTATGGCAATAATCGAAGGAAAAATCGAGCCACAATTTGTTGCCCAAAATTTCGCTCAATTTTATATTGCCCTTACTTCAACGCATTTTGAAACCAAAGGTTTGAGCTTTGTTGCAAATCCTTATCAAGCTACGCAAATTGATAAAGCAAGACCGAATACAAAATATGGAAAATTCAGCTATATTAGAAAACAGGGATATGAGCAGAATTTAGGTCTGACTTTTGACAGTGAAAGCTATGATGTTGTTGAATATTTTAAAATGATAACAAATGACAAATGTGCGTTTTTTACACCAAACAACAAATATTCTAAAAATTCATTAAGATTTGATGTTGATGATAAAACTTTGAATATGGATGAAATGGAAATTTTGATTAGAACTGCGATGGACAAATTGAACATAAACGGTGAAGTCGAAATCGTCGAAACAACGAAAGGTTGGCAGTTTGCTGTTTATGTTCCGTTGTTTTTCGTTAAAACTTTTTATGATAAAAATGATTATGTTGTTGAGCAGATTTTCGTTAGTGATAGAAAAACAACAAAAGCATTTAAGGCATATCAAAAATTCAACGAAAAATTTGTTGAGATTTTAGAAAATTTGGCGGTTGAGCTTTTTAATGTCAAATTAGAAATTGACAAATTTGCAGTAGAACAAGAAAAAGTTAGAATTTGGAGAAATGCAAAAGCCCACAATCATCGCTATTTTTCGGTGGTTGAAAACGAAAAATCAACGATTTTAGAAATGATTGATTTGCCAAAATTAGAACAAAAAGAAAATTTTGTCAATCATTTTGAAGCCAAAAAAGCAAATGAAATTGAACTCCGCAACAAAATGCCGAATGTTTATAAGTTCTTTAAAAAACACAACTTTTCAATGCCGAAAATCAAATGCGGATTGATTGGCAAAATGAGCGAAAATACCGAAAGTTTTTATCTTACAAAAGCAATTGTTCACAAATTTATAATTGATTATAATCATTTAGAAAATTTTGATGTTTTGTTGTTGGATTTGGCAGAAATGATAGAACTTGATTTTAGGAATATTTATCAAGAAGAAAAATCAATTGAAAATATAAATGTTGTGATTGATTATTATTTAGAAAATTTTGATGTTTATTTAACCGCCCAGAAAACCGCAAGAAGCCGAATGTTTGTTAAAAGTGCGAAAGCACTTGATAACATAAGAAAAAATAGAAATAATTTAGATGAAATGAAACAAAAAATTGAAAAAAGCAAAAATGAACTTGAAAAATTTAAAAATAACGATGAAAATAAATTGTCAATTAGGAAAATGTCCGAAGAATTGAAGAAAATTGCTTTTGATTTGCCAAAATCAACGCTTTATGAATATATCAAAAAAGAAAATGTTGATATTTTAGTTGAAATGATTGAAATGTTGTATAGATATGTTATAATTTTAATGAACGGCAGTGAAAAAGAACAGCAAAAAGCAATTCAATTGTTCGAAATTATCGAACAGTTACAAGGTGCGGTCAATTATGTTATAGCTATGATGAAGTTTGATTTGGTTGAAAATGAAAAATTACGAAAATTTTTTTATGTTGAAAAACGGAAGGAATAAAAATGAAAAAGCTAAATTATAACAAAGCAAGAAAATTTTATAATGAAGCAAAATTGTTTGTAAAAGAAAATGGTTATCCTACAAATGTTCCAAAAGCATTTTGGGAACTTTATGTTATGGTTGGACATTTTTCTGTTAAATTTAAAAGAACGCCAAATGAAGACGAATATGAATTAATGATTAGTTTATTTCCTGAAGAAGAACAAAAGGAAATTAGGAAATTTTCGCTTTTAGTCCAAGAAACATTAGATGGAGAATAAAAATGCAAGTTACAAAATCAAATCTTTATAATTTAATAGCAAATGATTTTATGTTATCAAAGCTTTGGGAAGAAAATTTGGCTTGGTATCAATATTATAAAAGCAAAAATGAAGAAAATGGAATGAGCTATACAAAATATATGGCTTATTTGGATTTGCACCAAAAATGCGTTGAACTGAAAAAAGAAAAATTAGACAAACAAGAAGAAAAAATAATAAAAGATTTTGTTAATTTTTATTTTAGTTGAAAAGGAAAAATATGAAATTAATAAAAGCTGATTGGTCGTTTGGGCTTGAAAATATAAAAGAAAAATTAGAAAAGCAGAAAATTCATCTTACCGAAAAGCAATATGACGTTATAACGCCCGTTGCCTTGCCCTCAAAAAATTATGATGAATTAAGAAATGCTTATATGAAATCGGTGCAAAAATTAAGAAGATATTATCATATTCCTGCATTTAGCAATGTTAAAATGGTATATTTTAACAATATGAGTTGGTTTGTTTATTCTAAAGCTTATTTAGAAGAATGGTTGGCGTTTATTTTGCGTGAGGCAAATATTAAACTGCCCGATTATATTTTTGAGCCTCATAAATTATCCGATAAAGTTATCGACAAGGAACTTAAGTTTTTTATTAAACCAAAAGAAAAAGCTCAATTTGATTTGGTCAAAGTTTTCTATGAAAATAAAGCAATCGGTTATAATGCAATTAATGAAATTTTAAATTTTAAGGAAATTAGATGATGTTAAAAAGAAAAATAAATTTTGACAGGCTGAAATTTATTTTAGATAATTTGAATAAAAATGTTGAGGTTGTCGGTTATGTTTATTCTCCTTCTTATAAAATTGAAGTTAAAATTGGAGTAATTTGCTATGAAATTTTGCTAAAAACATTAAAATTTTTAAATAAAAATAAAGAATTTTACGAAATTGTTGGTTTTTTACATAAAAAACAAATAAAAATCGTCGAATTTTATGAAAATGACAAAATTTAAAGGAAAAAAATGCAAAAAAACGAAAAAAATTTGCTAATTTTGCCGATTTTTGAGCTATTTCCTTCAAAAAATATTGAAAGTTGGTTTGGAACGTTAACTTTTCAACGTTTAGCGAACTTATTTTATTATATAAAGCAAAAAGAACTTGGGGATTTAGCTGAAGATTTAAACGAAATTAGCAAGGAATTGGCATTTGCAAGTTATCTCAAAACTTATAAAACTTTGGATTATTTTTATGTTTTAATTAAAAATGATAAATTTGTTGGCGTGATTAGCTTTGATATTTCACAAGAAAATATATATTTTAAGCAAGGCAAATATTTGATATTCGCCCAAACAGGATTAGTTACAAACGAAATTTCGGATTTTTGGTTTTTGATGCGGAATTTACGTAATTTGACGGATAAAATTATAGAAAAAGAACAACCTAATTTTGCAATTGCTTATTTAAAAAATGTAAGTCATAATAAACGATTTTTAAATTATGTAGAAAAAGAACATAATTTAAAAGTAAATTTGGTTTATAATTTAACTTATGGAGCATTTTAATGAAAACAAATTTGATTTTATCCGATAAAAAGCTCGGCAAGGAAAACGACCAAAAAATTGTTGATTTGATTCGAGAAGTTTATCCTTATTTATCATTAGACGCAGTAGCAAAACTTACAGGATTATCAAAAACAAAAGTTAAAGAAATTTTAAAAGCGAATAATATAAACAAGGAAAACGACCCGAGCTGGTATAATAATGTTCCGATTGTTATTTGGCTACCAAGCGAATTTTATGATAAAGTTGATGTAGAAAATTTGAAATTTATTGAAAAATAGCTTGACATATGCAATGATAAAATGTTATAATTTATTGATGAAAAATTTAAAAGGAGCGACAAATGAACGAAATTAGCTTATCTGCTTATTTAAAGCAAATGCTTGAGCCGGAAATTGCAATTGCAATTTGTAACCACAAATTTGGTAAAGATTTTAAGGAAGATTTAAAAAAAGAAAAATTATTGCAATATTTGCTTGATAGGTTGCTTGTAAATGAAGATTTATCAGCAAATATGTATGATTTTGTTGAGGTTGTTGGTTATATTATGCAACAGGAATTCAAAAATTATGGGCAATTTTATATTGAAGTTGACGAACTTGATAATGTTTTTTATGTTTTGGTCGGTAAAATGGCACAAGCAGGAATACCAAAAGCTTATGTTAAACAATTTTTGGTTGATTGCTTCAAATCGTTTTATGGTTTGATTAATAAAAAAATTCCTGATTTGGTATTTGAATACCAAAATAAAAAAGAACAATTGCCAAATCAACTTTCAGGATTTGACAAATGATTGAAAGAAAATTAAGTTGCCATCAAGTTCAGAAAGTTATGGATTTGTTTTATTTTAAAAAAGCAACCATAACTAAAATTGCCCAATATTATAAAGTTGGTTATAAAACGATTCAATATATTGTACAAGGCAAAACTTATCGTGATTGTTGGCGTTATGATAGATACAGCTGGGAAAATGAAAACGATTTCAAACTTGCTTATCAGCATAGAAAACGTGAAAACATCAAAAATTTTGGAAACGGTAGGAAATCGCAAAAAATTGAATTCCTGTTAGAAGAACTAAAAAAAGGAAATGTTTGAAAACAATTTGGCTTGTCAAATGCCTAAAATGCAATGATGAAGTTGAAAATGGAAAATGCAAATGCGGAAATGTTGGCGTTAGAAAAAAAGGAAACCAAATTTTGGCTTTGTTTTGTGATGATTTGCGAACTTGTAATTTGAAAAAAATTATAAAATACAAAAATTTGATAATAAAGGAAAAAAGCTGGTTTCCTTTTAGCTTTGCCAAAATTGAAAAAGTTGAAATGGAGGTATGAATGGATTTTTATTTTAGCTTTATTTTAGTTGGTTTTATTTATTTGTTTTCACTTTTAATTTTAAAGGAACTTTGAATGCTTGAGGAAATAATTTTTCTGGTTAGTTTTTTTATGTTTTTAATTATTGTAGTTGTTGAACTTAAGAATAAAAAATAAAGGAGTTTTTAAATGAAAATAAAAATACAAAGTTTTTTAAGTGCGGTGGCGTTTGTTAGCTTTACGATTGCGAGTTTGTATATTAGCACGGTTTTAGGTTATATTGCATTTCTTTTTGGCGGATTTTTTGTAGATGGTATGGAAGTTTTTATGAAAGCAAATTGGGCGTTGTTTAGCAAGGAGCTTGTTTTGGCAATTGCTTCATTAATTGTAGGTGGAATTGCTGTTTTTTTGGCTTTTTGGATGGAGGATTGGAATGAAAGCTAATTTGTACCTTGAAAAATACAAATTTGATGAAATAAGTTCAATTATTTATGATGATAAAAACAAAATCATTCAATTTTGGTATAATGGCAGGAAAGTTGTTGGAAAGCTCCAAACAATTTTACAGGATAAAAATGAAATAATAATCGAGAAAGGAAATTATGATGGTTTGGCTTAAAATTGAAAATGTAGGTTTTTTAAAAGTTAGCGATATTAGTTATGTTGGCGAAGTTGATTTAGTTGAAATTGATGATTTGACTAACAAAAATTTATATGGATTTGAATTGGTAGTCGGCGGTGAGCTTTTACCTTTGGTTTATGATAGCAGAGAAAAAGCAATTAAGGTAAATGATGCAATTAAAAAGCAACTTTTGATGAGTGCTAAAATTATAAAATTGGAGGTGTAAAATGAACGAATGTAGAATTTATAGCTTTATGGATTTGTTTGTAGAAATGGTGGATAATGTTGAAAATGATGAAATTAAAAGCAAAGGAATCCAAAAAATTTTGCTTGAGGTTACGGGGCAGGTACTTGAAATTGAAGAAGAAATAAGCGAAGGTTGTAAGCAATTGAAAATAAATGATAACTTGGTTTATGAAAAAGGAATGTATTTTATTCCTGTTAAAAATGTTGGTGTTGTAGTTGTAAATGAAGAAGATTTGAGTAAAATTGCAGAGCTTTTAAATAAGGAGGAAAGCGATGGTTAAGTTTATAAAGCGATACGTTTGCCAAGGCAAAGTTCAAAATGATTATGAAAACAAAGTTGATTTTTTTCAGGTGATTGTTGAAAAGGAAAACGGCGGTTTGGAATGGAATGATATTGTTGTTAAAGGTTTCTTGGTTTTTCTAAAGGGCGGTAGATATGACCGCTTGATTCGCGGGATGTATAAAATAAAAGAAGAAAAATGGAAAGAACTTGAAAGCAAGTTGTTTGACAAAGTTGAAGCCATTGATTGCGAGAAAGAAACCGAACTTGAAGTTTATGAACTTGCTTTGGCTGGTGTTAGTTTGCCAGAAGTGCAAAAATTTTTAGAAGAAAATGCGGAGAAGGTCAAATGAAACTTTTGCTCCGCTTGTTGATAGCTGGTTTGATGGTTTCGCAGTTGTTTGGCTGGGAATTGCTGTGCTTGGTCGGAAAGGAAAATGACAAATGGTTGAATGTTGAAAAGCAGGTAAGTTTACGTTGTAGTAGTGGGAAATTGAAAGCAAGTGCGGTTGGGGTTAGGAAAGTTGGCGATATGTTTGTTTATAAAATGCCAAATGGCGAGGCGTTGTATTGCGAAGAAGATTGGGTGTGGAGTTTTAGAAAGCTTGTTGTAGTAGGCGGGAAAAATTTTAAAAGCAGAAGTTGTAAGGTTTACTATAAAAGGTAAGGCAGTTGGTTGCCTGTTGGTTTGGTTTTTGCAGGTTTAGGGTCAGGTACTTTTTAGTAAATAGCTAAAATCTTGTTAGTTATATGCCAAGCTATTTGTGAGTAATTGTTAGGTGTTTTAGAGTCAGCAACTTTTTGAGTGCTTTTCGCTCAACCAACCTCCCCCGTTGTTATTCACAACTACCTGTGAATAACTTGTTTTGGTGTCAAACACTTATTTTTTACTTAACATAATGCATATTCTCGGGAAAATTTAAATGGGAAAAATGTGAATAACTCGGCGAATAGTTGTTCAGTTTTAAGTGAATATTAAGGATTCTTTACAAAACAGTGAAAATTTAGTGCCAGACACCATAAAGGATTTTTAACGCTAGGTAGTTTATAGAATAAGCGTCTGACACTATTTTATCGGGATTTGGAGGAAGTTATTTATCTGGCTATAAAAAAAGGGCGAAAAATGGTGCGTTTTATGGGTCACATTGTAGACTTAAAATTTTTTAGTAATTATTTTATAATCACTTGGCAATTTTTTAGTAATTATTTTATAATCACTTGGCAATTTTTTAGTAATTATTTTGTAATTACTTGGCAATCATTTTTATAATCATTTGGCGGTTATCTGTTATTCATTTTATAATTATCTACCTGTTATTTATTTATAAAATAGTGCCAGACACTTATTTTTATTTAATAGCAAAAAGGATAATTATCCTTTTTGCTCCTCGAAAATCTTACTCCATAATTCTTCTTCTGTTTCCACTGTTTCTATATTTCCTTTCTTTATTTCTTGCTCTATTGCTTTTCTTCTTCCATCTTTAAAAAAACAAAAATCTTCCAAAAAAATTCTCAAATACTTGGACGTTGTAATGGAAAAATTATAAGCATCTTTTAAGAGATAAATTTTTCTTTTCTTTGTTATAACTCCATTTTTTTCTTCTTTAATATAAGTCTTCCCTGCAATAAGTGTATTATAACTCTGAAAAATAACTCCAAAATCATTACCAATTAAAAACTGATTTTTTTGAATCTGTCTTACTTTTAGCATTATGTACCTCCTCTTAATGTTTTTTAATCCACAAACTGAATCCAGTTTCAAAGGGATGAATATAATTAATTTTAAATAAAAAATCGTCTTTTATATTTTTAGTAATTTCCCCAGGGATATCTTGTTTATCATAATAACCGTTGGCATAATCTCCTATTTTTTCCCATCCGACGTTATTTAGCCATTCCTCTGGTACCCACTCAGGTACCGCTATATTTACCTGATTTACAAATAAATCTAAAAAATCGGAGATTAATTCCTTATTTTTATTTAATTTTTCAAAATAATAAAAATCTCCCTTATTATTAATAAAAATTTCATCAATATGTTTAATTATGGGTAATTCCTCACCACTTTCACACTTAACAGAAAAATCGAAGTCGATTATATGATTATCACTATAAGCATAATTATAAACTTCATTTTTTTCTAAAATTTCACTTAATTCGTAATTTTCTTCATAATTAATCAGAAAAAACACTTCACCATCTAAACAACCTATATCAATGTCGCCATTTTCAAGTGCTTTTTTTATTTTTTCATTTTTTAAAATTTTTTCAAGTTCTTTCATTGTGTACCTCCTTAATTTATTCTATAAATATAATGAGTTTTGCCATTAATAGTAATTTCTCTCTCATCACCATCGTACGAAGCAATAACGTTTCCTGCCCCGTCGTTTCTCAAAACATCATCTACCCACTGCTCCACATCTACATAACAACGTAAATTTTCAGGTATGTTCGGCTCATAGCATTCTTCATAAATATTGTATAATTCATTTTTTGCATATTCTTCTACATCATCGTAATCATCAAAAATTAAAAATTCATAACAATCACAATCAGCAAAAATGTAATTATCTTCTTTTTTGAATTCACAATCCTTTATATCCTGAGGAAATACCTCAAGTGTTTCCGATAAAACTTTTAAATCGTGTTTATTTTTAATATTAAAATAATTTAACACTTCTTTAAAAGTTAATTCACTGTCGTATAGCATTTTGTACCTCCTTTTTAAATTTCATAAAAAATACAAATTTTTTGTTTGTTAAATCTGTTAATTTTTTCTTTAAATCTTTTTAAAAAAGTTACCATATCTTCAAAAATTTCAAAATCTAAATTATAAAATTTTGTATTATATTTATACTTTAAATAAGTTTCTATATCGTCCCTTAATCCAGTTAAAAAGACATTATTAAGGGTATATTCAACGTTGTTTATAATAATACCCTCTTTATTCGTTTTGAAATTGTTTTCTTCTTCATAAACGGAAAAAAACTCTTTTTCCGTTATTTCTTTTTCGTTTAATTTTACTTCAATTACTTTTTTTCAAAAACTTTTGTTTCTATTAACATTTTGCACCTCCTTTAATCTTCTAAATCTTCTATAATAGCATCAAAAAAAACATCTTCATCAAATTCTAATAAAATTTTGATGAAATTGTCAAATTTATCATAATTTACAATTAAATGATAAATAAATTCGTCTTCAGCCCAATTGAATAAATTTTCAAATAGTTCTTTTTTTGTTTGTTTTTTATTGCAATTTTCACAATCTTTATAATAATCTTCATAAATTTCAATTAATTCCTCTTTTTTTATTTTTTTAAGAAGTACATCAATCAATTTGTCTTCCCTGTATTTAATCATATCTGTTATAATCCAGCTTAAAGTCTCATAATCTAAATTGTCGTAATATTTAATTTCCTTTAAATATTCCCTTATGTCGTCTATCAATTCATAATAATTCCTACCATCGTGGTGAATTATTATTACCTCAATTTTTTTGTATTTTTCACAATCAAAAACTTCCACCTCAATATCGCCATCAGCCGCTTTATCTAAAAAATCTTCAAAAGTGCCAATATATTGCATATCATAACTGAATCTTCCCCGCCAAGTCCCGGCACTACCTTCCACAAGCCATAAATTCCCATTATTAATTTCTTCTTTTAGTTCATCTAAAAAGCATTTCCAATCTTCCCTTGCAAAGTCTCCAGCCGTCCCCCAATCCCAATTCTCATAATCTTCTATAATTTCCTCTTTTTTGTTTTTTAATTCTTCCAATTTTTCTTTTAACTCTTTTATCTCTCTTTTAATCTTATTGTATGTAATGCTCCCTGTTATTATGTCTTTTAACATTTCATTTTTTTCTTTTATTTCATCCTTAAGTGTTTCAACCCCTTCATTAAAATTTTGTTCAGCTAAATATTTAGCATTATTTTCTACTACTTCAACCCAGTTAAATTCCATAACTTTTTTACATTCTTTCATTTTTGTACCTCCTTTTTAATTATAAAGATAGGTAGAAGTATTTTAATTCTCCCTCGTCTATTCTGTAACTTACTTTTGCTTTTTTTAAGAGTTCTTTATTAAGACCTCTTAAAGCACTTTCTAACTTTATATAAGTCTCATAATTACTTGTTCCCCCCTCATTAAATACTCCATATAAGTATTCGTTTAATCCCTCTTTTGCATTTTCTCCCCAAAACCAACCACACAAACCGACGGGTATTTTACCCCAATCGGGGAAAATTTTTTTGAATTTTTTTAGCCTTACTGTTTTTTCCAATTTCATTTATGCCTCCTTTTTAAAATTATTCAATTTCTAAAATAATTTTTTCTTCTCTTTTTAATTCTTTCATTTTTTCCCTAACCTCTTCAATTAAATCAAAAAGATTTTCCTTAAAACTTTCAAAAGGACGATTTATAATATCGTCTGTTTCATTATTGTTATAATATGTTGTGTAATTGCTTAAAAACAATTTAACACTTTCTTTATTAAGAGAAATATAATAATCTTCATCACCATCATTTATTATTTTAAAACCTTTTTCCTCCACATATTTATCTATAATATGTGTAAAGAATTTCATCTCTTCATTGTTGTTCATTACCCTTTCTACTCTACCCGCTCTTAATGTTACTTCTAGTTTCATTTGTACCTCCTTGTTTTTTATTGTTTTCTTAACACGTATTATAAAGGATTTTTAACAAAATGTCAAGGATTTTTTATAAAAATTTTCAAAAATTTTTTAATTTTTATTCTTGTATATACATTATATATAATAAAAAATTTTTTTTATTGTTTTAATTTTTTAGCTCAATATTATAAGAAATAAGTGTCCAGCACTAAAAATTTTCTTATATTTTACTTTATAAAAAATTTAAAAATTTTTCAAAATTTTCCTATATTATACTATTACCGCTTTTTCAGCAAATTTGGCAAGTTTAATTTCTATTACTATTACCACTTTTTTAGTAGCTTTCAGAAAGTTTAAAAGGGAGGCACAAAGGCAAAAGCCTGAAATCTCGGAGGCACAAATGAAATTCTATAAGTAAGGAGGCACAATTTCCTTTTTGGCTTTTGCCATTCAAATTATAAAAAATTTTTAACTATTTGTCAAGAGATTTTTTACATTTTTGTAAAAAATTTTTATAAAAAACATTATTTTGGCTGTTTTTCTTTTTTCTTATTAAAACGTTCTACAATATGACCCATTCTACGCTTAATTATAACACTGATGACTGCTCCTAATGTTCCACCCAAAATAAACATACAAATAACAAAATAATCTTTGGCAATTATTCCTTCACTAATTCCCAAACCCATACTTGTAATCCAAAGCACTTGAATTATAAAAGCAAATATACCTGTTTTAAAAACCGACTTTTCAACCACAACATATACACTGTATGTTCTCATAATTTGAAACAAAAAATTAAAAAAGAAAACTAAAAAGGCAGTCATTTTTCTATCTTTGTAATTACAAGTTCTTTTAAATAATCTGCCCTGTCTTTGTCAATTCTAAACTCTTTAAATCTCGGAAAATCCATAACTAATTGTTTTTCTTTATTTGTATTTGTTATATAATATAAATCAGTATAATAAATTTCTACAAGTTTTCCTATTAGTTTGTCTCCATCAAGCTCTCTAATTTCATCAGTTAATCCACTTCCTACTTTAATTTTAAATTTTTCATCTTCTGTTTGACAAATAAATCCGCCTATTTTGCCTTTATATTTTCCTTCGCCTTCAAACCAATTTACAATTTTTAAAGTGCAACTCTCAAGCCCTTTGTATTTAATCCATTTTTTACTTCTTTTTTTCTCATAAATTCCATTCAAATCTTTAAGCATAATTCCCTCACCATTTTTATCTTTGACTTCATCAAAAAAGTTTTTAACCTGTATTAAATTGTCACAGACAAATTGCTCAACCAATCTGATAAAATTTCTGTTGTTTAAAATTTTAACCCCCCTTAAATTTTGACCCCCCTTATTTTCAAAATCTAAACCCCCCAAGATTTTTAAGAGCCTAACCCTCCTGTCTTTTAAAGTTGGACAATAGGATTTGAGGTTGTTCCACTCTCTAATTGTAAGATAATCAAAACAATAAAAATTAAGTTCTTGTTTTTCTTGCTCTGTTGCAGTTTCTTTTATAACTTTATTAACAAGCCCAGATGTTTCCTGCCTTGTGTTTGCAAGTAGCTCTCCATCATAATAGCCGTCAGGTTTATTTTTTAATTCATCAAAAATATGCGGTAGATTTAAAACACTGCCATTGTAAGTAACTGCATTTATTTCATTTTCATTTTTATAAATAAGACATCTTACACCGTCTAATTTTTCTTCTACTGCAACAGGAAATTTAATCTCATTAATGTCGATTTTATTTATATCATAAGCCTTCATAATTGTTGTATCAGGTATAAACTCATAACCGAGTGCTTCATTTATTAGTTTGACTTTAACTCCGATTTTTAACTTTTTAGTTAAAACGTCTTGATAATATTTACCTTCTAACCCACATTTAGATAAAAAACTAATTACCTTTTGTTCAGCCTCATTGTTTCTTGCTTTAAGATTTGCAAGATAACCAACAAGCTCGATAAATTTATTGGGTGGGATTATTAGCCCCCCATAATTAAATTGCATTTCCGGTAATTTTTTAATATGTGTATTTAAGAAAGGATTTATAAGAATTTTTAACAAATCAAGAAAATATGGAACATCTTTATACTCCTGAATTATTTTTATTTTTTCTTTTTTAGAAGTTGTTAAAATTAATTTATCAAAACCTGAAATCCATTTAAAATTATCTTTTTTCATCTAATTCTCCTTTTCATTGTCTTTGTAAGTTGTTTCTTTCCAACGCCACAAGCTTGTAATTAAATCGTATTCCCCAAAATCCTTATCTACAACAATTAAATTCTGGGTAATTATTTCTATCTGATAACCTTGACTAACCCATTGTCTGATTTTCTTTTGGGTATTAACCACCGTCTCAACCATACAAATAAATTCTTTTTTCATTTTTAATTCTCCTTGCAATAATCTTTTAAAAAGTCCAAAAGTTCATATAACCCTATTTCATTAACAAACTCTTCCCAGCTTAACTCAAACTCTCCCAATTCCCTGCAATCTTCATCATAATGCCCCCTGAATTCAATAGGACGACATTCTCCATAACTTACTACTATATAACCTCCTTTTGAAGAAATAAATTCCTCAAAAGTTTCCTCAAAATAATCATCAAAAATTTTATTATAAGCCTCATCATAGTCTTTAGCATTAATCCACATTTTCACTGCTCCTTATTTCAAGATAATCTTCAAATTTTTTGAATTTTTTATACAACTCTTTTTCAATATATTCTTGATGTAACTTTTTAATGTTTTTCAAAATAAATTTAACAAAATTGTAAAATTTATCTGCTTTATCCTCTTTTTCCCAATTATACAAATAGACACTAAAATTGCCTCTATTAAGATAAAAAAATGTAACTACAATTGTAGGATTCTTTTTACTATCCCAGCTTATATTAACCCATATCTCTCCAATTAAATCTGCCTTCATAATTTGTTTATTTATTTTATTTACTAATTTAATCATTTTTTCTCTACTAATCATCTTATTACCTCCTCATCGGGAATTAAAGCTTTGACTTTACCATTTAAAATCCACCAAATTTTTTTCCATAAAGGTAGTTTGATGATATACCATTCTTTATCATCCATTGAGTATTCAGGAATTCTGTTTTTATTTGTAGTCCATTGGAAACCCATCAGTTTAAAAACAATAGGTTTTGTTTTGCCTCTGGGGTTTCTAAAAGCATAACCTTTTTCTAAAAGATATTTTTGTGCTTTTCTTATTGTCATTTTTTCCTCCTTTATTTACAATCATAATATGAAATGCCACATCTAATTGAATAACCCTCTTCACCAATTTCCTTATAAGTAAAAAGTCTGCCAAAATTTACAACATTTTTCTCTTCTTTTAGTAAATAACAAATCTGGCGGGTCAATTCTTTTAAAACATTTTCATAATTTATTTCCTCAAAAGCCCAAAACCATCCGTGTTCTTGGGCTAACTCTATAAAATCTTGTATTAGACAACCAAATTCTTTTTTAACTTTTTTTCTTATTTTTTTGTTCAATACATCTTTTTTAACCCATTTTTTAACTTTTTCTTTTTTTAAATACATTTTTCTCTCCTTTGTTTTAAAATTTTCCACCATAATAATCAATAACTAAATTAATCATTCGTAACACCCTTCTTTAATATCATCTAGTTTACTTTCCATTCGAGAATAAACCTCTGGGTAAACCAATTTGTTAATTTCATTTGTTAATAAATTTATAAGGACAGACTTTTCTAAATAATCTAGCCCTTTGTTTTCTTCTTTGGTATTTCCCATTTCACGTATTACTTTATGCCTTGCTTTTTTTAACCTATTCAATTTGTTAAGTTGTCCGCCATTTAAATATGCATAAAAGTTTTTTCTTTCCATTTTTTTTTCTCCTTTGTTTTTATTTGTATTCAAATTATAAAAAATTTTTTATAAAATGTCAAGAAAAAATAAATTATTTATAAAGAATTTGAAGAAAATCATTAAAATCTTTCTGCCCACTATTATAGAACTCTCTTATAAGAGGGTTTTTGGAGCTAATTGCAAGTTTTAAATTAAACCATTTTTTCAAATCAGATTGATAGAATTTTTTAATTGCTTCTTGTCCTCTTTTGTCATTATCAAGCATAATATAAATTGTATCTATGCCTTTTTTCAAAAGATAACTGATTTTATAAGAATTAAAATTAACTGCCAGACCGAAGTTTGCAATAGCTTGAATGTTTAATTGATAGAGGCTTAAAGCATCCATAATACCTTCAACAAGATAAATTTCATTTTGATTTAAGTCAATTTTAGGGTAAATTAAACTTTTTAAATCCAAACCTTTTGCATAAAGATATTTTGGCTCTAAATTTTTATCATAAGCTCTTGTGTTATAACCTATACAAATATTTTCATTATTATAAAAAGGAAAAATAACCCTGTCTTTATATAGACCTCTTCTACAAATATAAAGGTCATATTTTTTAATTGTTTGGAAATTTAACCCTCGCCATCTTTCTGGTAATTCTTCGTCTCTTGGAGGTAGAATAAAATTTTTTGTAATTGTTTGTTCTTGGTTTGTTAATTGTTGTAAAAGATTGTTGTATTTAGTTTGCTGTTGGATTTCATAAAGTTCTTCGTCAGAGAAATTAATATTATCTAACCAAAAGTTTTTATTAACCTTATAACCGCAACCAAAACACTCACCAAAACCCGTTTCAAAATTAATCCACATACTTTCGTGTTTATCGTCGTGTTCTGGATTTAAGCAATTAACAAGAAAAAAACTATCCCCTGTTTGTTTATAATTAACGCCCAATTGTTTAAGTTTATCAATTATTAATAATCTTAAATTCATTGTTAAATCTTTCGATTATTTCTGGCGTATTTTCTTTTCTTAATTGAATATCAAATATTTCCAAATTAATTGTTTGGGTATCCAAAAAGACCTTATAATAATTAAATTTTTTTTGAATGTCTTTATCTTTTAAGAGGAAATGTACTTTTTTATAAGTATCTTTTAGCATAGGCTTGACATTATATATAGTATCAAACCAAAAATAATAAAGAATATATTTAATAATATGCTGTCCTATTTTTTTAAATTTTGATTGTTTATTACCTGTAGCCTCATAAATAAAAACCAAATTCCCCTTTGCCAAATGTAATAACATATCATCTGGCACATTTAATAAAAATTTTTTATACGCTTTTTGCTCTAATAAAGAAGATTGTAGTCTACAAAAAGAAATATTAGAAATTGGATTTATAAAAATATGTCTATGCTGAAAAGCCTCTAACCCTGCTGTTAAATTAACATACTCTTTTACTATCATTTCTTTTACCCTTCTTTTCAATTATAATTTTATCTAATTGTTTTATACTTTCGTGAAAGGATAAATTATTTCCAAAATAGCCTTCTGCAAAAGTAATATTTTTAATTGAACTTAAATTTAATTTATCATAAGGCTGGTAAATAACCACAAATTCATCTCCTCCTATTCTAAAAATCCTACCACTAACATTTTGTTCTTTCATTAAATTTTTAATTTGCTTAACAACATTAATTATAAATTCATCTCCTGCTTCATAACCTTGTTCTCTATTTAACAAATGTAAATTATCCAAATCAATCAAAATTAAATTATAAAACCATTTATTTTTAATCTTAATTTGCTCTTTATATTCTGTTTTTAAAAGTTCGTCAAGATAATGTCTGTTATAAACCTGTGTTAAATAGTCTTTTTTAAGGCTTTCAATTTCCTTTTTTAAATCAGAAATTATTTCCTCTAAAAGCTCTACTTTCTCTTCGCAAGTCATTTTAATCCCCTATTAATTGTAAATGTAGATTGTTTTTCGCCAAAAGCCCTTTTCTTTTTGCCTTAAAAGTAAAAAATCCTTCAATTTTATTAAACAAGAGATTATATAAACCATTTATATTTGAATTTATCCCAGCTTTTTCAATATATTTATCAATTGTATAAAAAATATCTTCTGCTTTATTTTCAATTCCTTCTTCTGTATTTCCTTTTACTTTTAAATATACCTCAAAAACTTCGGTATCTTTATTAATAAAAGAAACAGGAATTTTAAATTCCCTGTAAATTGTTTTAATCATTTTTATATCCTTTATCTAAATTTATTTTGCAGTTTTTATAGTCAGCTTTTACCCATTTAGTTTTTGCTTCAGGGGAAGTATCTTTTTGAAATTTACCATCTACTATTTTACCTTTTCTACTGTCGATTTCCTTCCAAGTCTCATATAGAGTACATTTAGGGTCATAACCAAGTTTCATTAACATTCCTATACAAAACACCATAATATCATTAATACCATCAACAATTTTTTCTTCACTAATTCCAACGTAATCATCAAATTTTTTCTTTTCTTTTTCTGGTAAATTTAGCATAAAAAAATCCTCAACCCATTTTTTTAGAGCAGGGCGTCTTTCTTTTGTAATTTTATAACCAACAATCTCAAACATTTCTTCAATTATATTTGTAAATTCGTTTGTCATATTAAATTCCTGCTGGTTTAACAATCTTTCTTTTTGCCATTTTTCAATTTTATTTATTACATTGTTTGGAATATCATCAATATAAAATAATGTTTGATTACAAGCATAATCATAATGTCTTGTAATTCCAGCAAAATTAAAATCTTCTATATGCCTTGTATCATCAAATTCTACACTAAAAAATTCGTATTCTTTTTCAATATCAATAACAATCCCATAACCATATCTACAATCCCAAACTCTATCATTTAACTTCACATTTTCAAAATAATTCATTTTAATTCTCCTTTTTGCTTTAGATATATTTTAATTTTTTGATGTTTTTCTTTAATTTGTTTGTCTTCTTGTTCGGTATAGCACTTTTTAGCTCCGCCTTTAAATGCAATACAAAAACCAATTCCCAAATCTTTATATTTAATACTGCCGTTTTCGTTCCAACCAAAAGGAATTGAAAAAGGATGTAAATCCTCAATAAAACTAATTTCATCCAAATAAATTAAATCTTTTCCTATTTGTATTGTCATTTTTATTTCCTTTCTATCGCTTTTATTATTTTATCAGCCAACTCATCAGAAAATTGTTCACTAATTTCCCAATTCATCATTTTTCTATAACAATCTTCACAAGGGTCTGAATTAAAATCTTCTTGTGTATAATCATAATTTTCATCAGCAAATCTACAATTAGTACAATAAATATAACTTAACTCCTCAAATATAATTTTACTTATTATTTTCTTCATTTTCCTCTCCTTTATGCTCTAAAATCTAATTTTAAATCAAAATCTTTTAATTTTAGCTCTTTTTCCCATAATTTACCGTTTAATCTTTTATTTTCTGCTTTTTCTTGTTCATAAAGTTCTTTATAATAATTAATTTTATTTTCAAGCTCATTAACATACTCTTGTAATACACGTAAGTGAAAAAACCTGATAGATAATTTATCATTATCAGTAACTTCAAGTTTCCATCTTTTAATTGCATCAATAGTAGGTTGAACAATTTGTTTTTTGTTTTTCATTTTTCTCTCCTTTATTTTTATTGTATAGAAATTATAAAAAATTTTTTATGATTTGTCAAGCTCTTTTAGATGTTTTTCAATTTCTTTTTCATCAATATTATTTGGTAAGGTTATATTTTCTTTGTAATTATAACCCAAATCAAGCTCTGCTTCTAATTTTACAATAGGCTCTTCATATAAACCATTATTATAATTTCCTATCATACATTTAATTAAATTATCATTTACAAATTTAATTATTTTCGGGTTTAATTTTATATATAATAATATGCTATCGTGGATTGTATTAACAATTTTCACTTCATCAATTAATCCAGCTTCTTCAATTTTCTTTTGAAAACAAACTATCGCATAAAGCGTTAAAATATTCCCACTTTGAATGTTAAAGTTAGTCGCTACCCTTTGTGCTTTTTCTTTTATTTGACTGCTCCAGCTTTTAATATCCGGTATTAACAGTCTTAATCCTGAATACCTTGAAACTAAATAACCTTGTTTTTCTGTTTGTTTAATGATACTATCTTGATATTCTTTTGTAACTTTATATAAAGTCCAATAAGCCTCATATATTTCTTTTCCTACTAAATGCTCACTTGCACCATAACTCATACCAAAAGTATAAGGCTTTCCTTTTTGTCTAATTTCAGGATATTTTTTCTTAATAGAGTTTATTACATTAATTCTATATGTTTCTCTATCAATTTCCTTTTTATTTTTATAATTATCTGGTAACAGACTTTCACTAAAATAATCAACTTCTTCATTTTCTAATTCAACCTCATAAAATTTTGTATCAATTTTAAGTTTTTCTATTTTTTCTTTAATATCAAGCATTTCATCAGAAAAATAGTAAAAGGCGTTCTGACAATGACCATCCACACCTTTTAAAAATACATCTAATTTGGCGGGGTCTTTACTTGCGTTTGCTATTAATCTATCTTCGCTTACCGTTACGCAGGACGCCACTCCTGCTCCACCCTTTCGGGTGGTGTCGGACTATATCATCTCCCACAGCATTACCTGTTTGGGAGGCGGGTGTTTCGACAGGTCAGTCGCTTACCTGCCTACTCTACTCGGTGGCTTTTTAAACCCCTTTCGATAGTCTCTGCACCTTCCTATTCTGTTAAAGAATAGGCTTGGCTCAGGATTGCCCTCAGCATTACCTGTTAGGGTTTCCCTGAATTAACCCGCTTTTCTATCAGAGTTTCCTCTGATAGCCCCCCATTCTGTTAAGGGCAGAATAATCACTTGCACCAAGTAAAAACCCATCAGGTGCTATAAATAATTTTTTAATTTCTTTTCCATACTTACTACCACTTGGTATTGTTTGCATATTAATAACCCCGCTACTACTTAATCTACCACTAATTGTTCCGCTTTGATTAAAGTTGGCAAAAATTCTATAATCATTTGGTGTAACTTCAACACACCCCTCAATCATATTTTTTAAATAAGCGGTTTTTATTTTTTCACTTGCTTGATATTCACTTATTAAGTTTAATACTTCTAATTTTTCCTCATCTGTAATTGTTTTTTTCCATTCTTCTAAAACATCATTACCTGTTGAAGGCTCTCCAGCTTTTGTAGTTTCAATAACAGGCAAATCCATAATTTCAAAAAATAGTATTTTCTTTTGTTGACTACTGCTTGGATTGAACGGTTTTAAAAATTCCTCCCAATTTTCCTTTTTATTTTTATGTGTTTTATTATATTTTTCTTTTGCCTGTAATGCTATAACTTTTTCAGTAGCTTTGATATAAACATTTTCTCTTAATTTTGCCAAATCTCTTTCAACTATTTCCTCCATTTCTTTATAGAATTCTTTAGTTCGCTCTAAATCAATTCTCATACCATTCATTTTCATTTTATTTAAAGCAAAGCCAATATCTCTAAACTTCTTATAAGTTTCTATAAAACCTTCTTGCTTTAACTCTTTCCATAAATCTTTAAAAATTTTGTAGTTTGCCACAACGTCAATATTGTTATATGTGGCAACTTTTTCAAAATCATACTCAATCAGTTTGCTTTGGTCAATTTCTTTATCCCAATCTCCAAAATATTTAAAAGCCAACTGTTTTAAACTCAAACTTTTTCTTTCAGTGGAATTATAAAGCAAATAAGCCATTAATAAAGTATCATCTATTTTAAATTGATTTATTAAAGGCTCTTGATTTATTTGAAAGCTAAAATCTCTCATAATTTCGTGGACTAAAAAAGTTAAGTCAAAGCCTAAAAAATTATGCCCTATAATTACGCCTTCATAATTTTCAAAAAACTCTTTTAAGTACTGTTTAATCAATTGATAATTTTCTTCATTATGATATTGAGGATGTATAGCTATACAAGCGGGGTTTTTATCATCTTTTGTAAAACTAATTGTAAGAAGTCGGTTTTTATACCACTCAAGCCCTGTTGTTTCAATATCACACACTACAGCTTTTGCTTTTAATAATTCTTCTAAATATTGTTTTATTTCATCCGGTTGTTTTAAAAAAGAATGATTAATTTCAATATTTTCAAATTTATCTTTATATTCACCCTTTTCAAAGGCTTTATAAGCCTCAAAACTTAATTGCAGTTCTCTTGCTCTGTTAGGATATTTTTCAACAATAATAGGATTTAAAAAAGGTACAACATTTATTTGGGATAGGTCAAAAATTTCTTTATTTTTTCCACTCCCAAATGTAAATTCAGCACCTTTAATAACTCTACCAAAATTATTACTAAAGTTTTTATCTTTTGCAATTTCCTGATAAGTATCTGAATGCCCTATTAACCATACATCTATGCCCATAATTTGTGAATACTCAAAAACCTCTTCTATAACTTCTTTTAAAACTGCTTTTTTAATTCTGCCTTTTTTAGGTACAGGTATTGATACAAAAGCAAAATCTTTTACATCCAAATTAAAAGGTTGTAAAAGCTGTTTATGTAAAAAACCATAATTTTCTTTAAAGCAGATATTATCTGGTAACCAGATAATTGCTTTTGGGTTTGCATTGTTGTAAGTAAATAAATAGTTCATTTTAATCTCCTTTTATATTAATTTCAATAATTATTTTATTATTATTTTCTTTATTTATGTTTATTGAGTAATTTTTATTTTCTTCATAATTTTTATAAGGTTTTAATAAACAATCCATAGAAATAAACAAATCGTTTAATTCATAAACACAACCATCATCTGCAGTAAATAAAATACTACTAAAATTGGCATCTTGTGGAGGTCTATTATCAAAACTAATACTTTTTATTTTAAGAGGGCTTTTTCTTTTATCAAAATAAAATTTGCAACCAGTCAATTTATTAAGTTCTTCCCATTTTGAAAATTCAATTATAAAAAAGTTTTCTGGTAAAGGCTTTTTTAAAAAAAGCCATCTATCTAAATTATAGACTTTTAAGTCTTTTAGATTAATTAGTAACCTCATTCTTTTTCTTTCTCGATAAAGAGGGTCATTTTCTGTAAAAATTCTCATTTTTCTCTCCTTTGGTTTAATTTTACAGTAGTATTATAAAGAATTTTTTATAAAAAAGCAAGAGAAAATCAGAAAGATTTAAAAGAATTTATCCATTTTTGGTAAGAAATATATAAGATAATATCTTTGTGGGAGATTCTTAATTTTTGAGACCATTCTTTTTGTAGCCTACAGCGTCTTTCTCCTTTTTCTAAAAAACAAAATGTAAAAAACAAAGGCTCTTTTTTGTTTTTATGTTCTCTTCTTAACCTACCTATTGTTTGTTCATAGGTTTCTTTTGTATGTGTTGCCAAATTGATAATAGTATCCATTCTATAAATACTAACACCTTTTTGTAAAATAGTACCACCAATTAATACTCTTAATTTCTCGTTTTCAAAATCTTCCAAATATTTTTTCCTTTCTTTGCTTGTAGTAGCCTGATTAATGATTTCAGCTCTTATACCTTTTTTAGCCAACAGATTTTTTAAATTTTCCTGGTTTTCATTATAAGTAGAATATAAAAATACACTCCTACCTTTTTTTAACAAAAATTCAACAAAATTGACAACATCATCAAGTAAAAGTTTTGAATTATAAAGTCTTTGCCAAGCTTTTTGAGCCTCATATTTTCCGCTATAAAAAATAGGTAAAGAATGTTGAATTATTATATGTTTAACAGGTTTAATATCAGGATTACCTCCTACAACCAAATTACTAAAATGGTCATAAATAGCCTCTGTAAGTCCGTCTGAACGTGTCGGTGTAGCACTCAATCCTAATCTGTATTTAGCATTAAAAGAAAGCATTGTTTTTGTTAAAGCTCCCACTGAAACTAAATGGCACTCATCAACTATAATAAAACCTACTTCTCTATTTAGTCTATTAACCACGTCTTTATTTAGATTTAAAAATTGAAGTGTAGAAATATAAATATCCCCATCTTTAAATTTATTTTTAGAGTTTAATAAAACAACTTTAGCATTAGAATTTTGTGTAAATTCTTTATAGGTTTGTTCTAATAAAGATGTTTTATCAACTAAAAATAAAGTCCTAATACCTAATTGCTTTATCAAATAAATTGAACTATAAGTTTTACCAGACCCGGCAGGTGCTTGATAAACACAAGCATTTTCAGGCGTATTTTTAAATTTGTCTAAAATTTTTTTAGTATCAGTTTTTTGGTATTCCCGCAAATTAAAATTAATTAAATCAAAATTTGTTTTTATACCAAGATTTCTTTTATAAGTTAATTTAAAATTTTCTGTTTTTAAACTTCTAATTAATTTTTCATAATTCCTTGGCAAAATTATTCCGTCTTTAACAGGAATTATAGTAGAAACCTGCTCTTCTTTTCTTTTATCATAATAAATGTAATTTTTTATTTTTACATTTTTTACAAACTCTTTTATTATTTTATAACCAGAGCCTACTATAATTTCCATAACTAAACCATTTCAAAAAATTTGCTTAATTTATTATATAAAACAGCTCCTATTCTATAATTACCGTTCCCCAAATTTTCAATATATTTCTCAAACCTTTTTAAAACATATAAAATTCTCTGTTTGCTATCTCCTGTTTCTTTGGCAATTTCTTTTAAAGAAAATTTACCTTTTTCTCTTTGACTTTTTGCACCTAATAATAAATATAACAAACCTCTTGCTGAAACAGTATTAAGTTCGTCTTTTGAAATTTCATCCAATCTTTGTAGTAATAATTTCATTTTTCTCTCCTTATAAAAAATTTTTTAAATTATAACATATTTTTTAAATTAAATCCATATGTTCTTTCAAGTTCACTACTTGAAACACCACTTAAAATAAGTTTTTTATTAACTTTTAAGACCCTTGAATATAAACTTTTTAAAATTTGTCCGCTATATGCTTTATTATTTGCAAGTTCTGTGCCGATATTATAAACAACATTATACTCTTTTAGATTTAACTCATTAATATTGATTTCGTTGTTTATAATATTTGATTGTAGCTCTGAAAAGTCAAAACCTTGCACTTTACCATAAAAATTTTCTAATAAATATTTAACAACTTTTTCTATACCTTGATTTAAAACTAAAAGATTGTTTTTAAATTTTAATTTATTTTCTATTTTCACTAAATCAACTTCTGTTAGTTGAACTTTTGCCCAATTTTTCGGGAAACCATAATAAAAATAGACAAGTTCAGTTTTTCTATTCATACCTATGCCTTTCAATTATTTCTGAAATTATTTTAAGACATTCTATAGTAAAATCTTCCATTTTTTCGTTTTTAATTACATAATCAAAAATTAAATTTTCCCATTCTTTTTCACTAATATGTTTATCTTTACTTGGCAAATCTCTTTCTATTTTAATAGCATAATATTCGTAATCAGAATAATCATCTAATAAACTCTTATATTCATTTTTAAAACGCAAGTCAGGAATAAAAATAATATCATAATCATTTTTATCAATTTCTTTTTTTAGTGTTTTTACAAAAATATCTTCTCCAAAAACTTCTCTTAAATTCATACCTGTGTCTTGTAATAACTCACGCATTGTTTTATGCCCAACTGTTTTTAAATCTTTATTTTTCCATTCCTCTATCATATCAAAAGAAAAACCCCATTGTTTTGAAATAAATTTCTTTATGGGATAAGCAAAAGAAAGTTTTTTTACATTTAGCAAGGGATAATTTTTTAAAAGATAATTTATCATAATATTTGCACAAGTATCCTTACCTGCACCTTTTTTACCGCTAATACTAATAATTATTTTTGGCATTACAACTCCTTAATTATGTTTTCATATAAATTAGGTTGAAAAGCTTTAATATTATTTAACATTGCTAAAGCAATTTTTTGTATTTCTTCTTGTGCATCTTTTTTTAGCCTTAAATTAAAGAAATTTACCAAATTATCTTTATCCATCTGCACCCAAAATGTTGTATAAGCTCCAACAGGTTGAACTGCCCTTGCCTGTTCAGGTTTTAATCCTATTTCCAATGCTTTTTCATAAACAGTAGTTATATAATTGTAAGTATCTTCAAATATTCTCTCAATATTTTGCTTATCCCCATAATCTAAAGAAGTATAATTTTCCATTTCAGGCATATAAAACTCAAAAGGTACCTTATTATTTTTTACAAACCTACGACTCATTTCTAAAAATGAAGCCCCTCTGTGACGCATAAACTGCCTTGCAACAAAAATAGGACATTTAATTTTAAATGTAGCTACTTCACTTGCGTGGTCAAGCATTAATTGCGTTAAAATTTCTTCATTTCCTTCTGCAATTTGTTCAAACGTAGGTAAATTTTCGTGTCGCAAACTTTCTCTTATTCTATCTTCAAAATAAGCAGGAGTAATAAATTCAAATACGCTTTCGTGTTTTAATTTTTGTAGTCTTTTATATAATTTTGCAGGGTCTTTTGCTTGTTCATTACCATAACTTAAACTTGCTATTGTAGCAACCATTTCTTCTCTGCTTTCTTGATTAAAGTTACCAACCCAACCGCTCCACAACTCAACAAAACCGTTTTCCCATTTTGTACCAATATTATAAACAGGTTTTACAAAAGAAACCATTTTAAAATATTTATTTTCCATTTGCTTTTCCTTTCAAAAATTTTAATAAATCTTTTTCGAGTTTTTCTTTTGTAGGCTCTTTTCTAACCTTTTTAATCATTTTACTGCTTGTATGATGTCTTAAAATGGTTTTTTTCGGCAACTTAAATTCCTTAACTAATCCCTCTGGTATAATCAAATCGTAATAATAAACTTTTTTCTCCTCCGGCACATACAAAATTGTTCCTTTATAATTTTTATAAGTAGTTTCAATTATCATTGCTTTCTCCTTTTAAATTTTTATAAATTTCAACAAACTGCTCTTTTGCACTTAAAAAATCTTTGTGTTTACTAACTACCACACGTTTATCACCGTTAAATTTTGTTATAAAATACATACTACCATACTGTCCTATTTCAAATTCTTTCATATTTTTATCTCTTAAAGCTCTACTATACATAGTATTTATGTATTTTTCATTTTTCTTGTTCTTCTTTATTAGTTTTTTAATAAAACCAAACATTTGTTCCTCCTTTATAAAATTATTCCTGTGTCATCAAAACGCATAAAGTGGAAATTTGTTTCCGCTACATATACGTTTTTCTGTGCGTTTCTTGCTTTTATTGTAAAAATTCTTGCAACTTTATTATCAAAATCGTCTTTATTTTGATAAATAAACAACAACACAGTAGCACTAAATTCAAGCTCTCTACTGCCTCTTGTAGTAATAGAAATTTTGTTATCTTTTTCTTTGACTTCAGTTAAATTAACTTGTGTCGGAGCAATTATAACAATTCCAAGTTCCCTTGTCAATCTATGCAATTTCTTAACAAAACTACTCAAACTTTTCCATTCTTCTTTTGATGTAGGCATTTCTACTAAATTAAGGTAGTCAATGCCAAAAACTTTAAAACCTTCTTTTGCTCTAATTCTAATTTCTCTTTCTAATTCATAAATATCATAAGGCTGGTCGTTCATATAAAATTTATTTTCCCTATCAAAGAACTCTTTTTTCCATTGTTTAATTTTTTCAATATAATCGGGATTTCCGTAAACTTCTTTAAAATATTCTTGATTTTCACAACAATACATTCTTGCTATTGTTTCATCGTTACCAAGCTCTAAATTAAACAAACAAACATTCTCTCCTTGTTTATAAGAATGTAATAATTGTTGAAGAGTAAAAATAGATTTACCTCCTCCAGACAAACCTCCAATAATAGAAAGCCCTCCAAGCATTAGATTTTTATCTTTCATTGACTTCATAAAAGGCTCAATTAATTTAATATTAATAGGGTTATAGTCTGCGTCTTTTACATCTGTTGCTGATTTCGCAACAATTGAAAGTTCTTCTTCAATTCTTTTAATTAAATTAATAGCGGTCTTGTCTTTTTCTTTTAGTTTATAAACCAATGTTTCAATATGTTTATCAATAACATTTAGCTGATAACTTTCAATTAAAATTTCTAACAAACCATTTTTATTAACGTCATTAGTATCTATATCTTCAAAACTTTCTAACAAACTAATATAATTTAATTCGTCTTTTTCCTTAACTTTTAATTTTATATAATCTTTTAACAAATTAAAAGAGGGTAAAAAGCCTTTTTCTTTTTCAAAGTTATCAATAAAAAAATATATATCTTTTAATCGTGTTATAAACATATCTGGTTTTAATCTGCGAAAAAAAGATAAATCCTTTTTTTTCAAAACATAAGCTAATGCTGTTCGCTGTGTTGTATTGGTATTAATCATATTGCAACCTTTCAACTTTAATACCATTTTCTTTTAAAAATTCTAAACCACTTATATCTCTATACTCCTCTTTATAAACCACCCTTTTAATCCCTGCTTGTATAATATGTTTGGCACAATTATGACAAGGAGATAAAGTAACATATAAAGTTGTATCTTTTGTCGGTAAACCGTTTTTAGCACAAAATAAAATCGCATTTAATTCTGCGTGTATTACTATATCGTGATTAGTTTTAAGTTCTTTTTTAACCTCAAAATCACCAACAAGTCTATAATTATCTGAATTATCATTTGCAAAATCAATAATTCCAACTTGTTTACCACATTTTGAACAGAATACTTTTTTCTCTTCTTTATTTTCTATAAGTTCTGCACTGCAACATTTACTTACCAAAATCTCTTTTTCTTCTTCACAATCAAGTTTTTGTGGAACTTCTATATATCCAAGCCCCCCACAACAATAACAATAGCAATTACCTGTAACGCCACTACCGTTACAACAATTGCAAACTTCTTTTATTTTTTTAAAATAACCTGTTGGCGTTCCGTTATAACCAACACTAATTATTCTTCCTTCTTTAGCTATAACCGCACCCACTTTTGCTCTAATACACTTACTTTGTTCTGCCCAAACTTCTGCTGTTTTCATCATTGCAATATCATATTTTTTCATTTTAACTCCTTTCTAAACTTAATAAAACTTTTTCAATAGCTTTGCCAAAAGTTAAAGTAGAATATTGATTTTTAATGTTTAATAAATTGTTTATTCTTTTTGGTTGTAAAGCATAAGCTCTCTCTATTCTTGTTTTATCATATTGTAACCCAAAACCACAAACCACACAACCTGTTCTTTTTTCTATTTCATAAGCTTTTGAGATTTTAACATTATACTTATTTATATAATCCCAAATATCTTTTTCTGTCCAAAAGTAAATAGGATAAACTTTGTAGTCGTGTTTGTAACCATTCTTTAAAATACTTTGAAGTCTTAAACTACTTTCTTCTGTCATTAAACCTACAAAACTAACTTCCTTTGTTTTATTTTGATAAATTTTAAAAGGATTTTTCTTTAAAACATTACAACAATAATTAGTCAAAACTATTCTATCATTAATTTTTAAACCTAATTCTTTTCGTTTTTTAGTTATAACATCAAAATAATACTGTTCTTTTTCTTTTAAAACTTTATACCAACTCTCTTTTTTTACCACTTCTTTTGGCGGATTAAAATAATGTTTTGCAACTTCTTCGTCTAAAAGCCATAACCACTTATTTGAAAATTTATACTTATTTTCTCCAAAAAAACTCATATGATAAATACTTTTTAAATGTTTGTTTCCTCTAAATTGTCTCATTATTTCTTTTTGTAGTTGGCTTATTTCTTTACTAACAAGAGGGTAACCCTCTGTTTTTAAAATTTGACTAAAACTTTTTTTAGGTTTTAACCAAACTACATTTTCTGTTTCTTTTACAAATTTTATTATTTCCTTATGTTCATTTGTAGTATTAAAAAACACTGCTTTTACTTCAGGATATAAACTTCTAACTAAATGCAAAACTACTGTACTGTCTTTTCCACCACTAAAACTCACATTTACATTCCCATTATTTTCTTGATAAACCTCTCTTATAATTTGTTTAGATAATTTTATTTTTTCTTCTAATGGTAAATTCTTTAATTGTTCTAATTCTTGATATGTCATTTTTATTCCTTTAATTTAAACTTAACATAAATTGTTTAATCCCCATAATACATTAACTTAATTAAATATTCAGCTCTATTTTTTGTTTGTTTATACCATAAACTTTTTTTCATTCTATTGGACGCCCCATGATAATAACCGTGTTTTAAACACCAAATAAAATCTTTAAATTTATATAATTTAGGCAACCCTAAATTATAAGCCATATCTAACAAGACTATTTTTCTGCTTACTGAAAGTTTATTATACCAAGTATGTCTTTTTAATTTACTTTCAATTTTTCTTAATCTAAACTTTAATAAAAATAAAGCTTCTTCTTTTGAAATACCATCATTTAAATTTGTTCCATAACCTATACTATAACCATTAGCATCATAATACAAATAACGAGAATAACCTTCATGTTTTTTTATTAATTCAACTGCCTTATCAAAAGCATTTAATTGTTTCCCTTGTAAAAGTGTCAATGATACTACTAATACGATAAATAAATTCTTCATTTGTTTCTCCTTTATTAGGTAAAATTAATTCATTATTCCCACCAAATAATATATTTCTATTAATAGCTTTCCTACAATGTTTAAGTATTTTATTCTCAAGCAACATTGCTTGTCCCCACTCTATAAAAAATACTTCTTTAATAACTTTATATTTCAAGTTTTTATTTTTAATTTCTCTTCTAAATCTCTTTTCAATACCATATTTTGCAAGTGTAACACCTACTTTATATAAATTAAAATCATATAAATAAATTAAATATAATATTGCTGGTTTATTAATGTATTTTTCTCTTAATTTTTCTTGTCCACATAAAGGGCAACCATAGCCAGACAAATGGTCGTGAGCAACTTGTTTAAAAAC